ATGGGAGACGCGAAGACCAGCGTTCGCTACCAGAACGCCATCATGGAACGCGAGGCCCGCTGCCTCGAACTGTTCCTGGCCGGCGCGAAGTACGTGCACATCGCCAAGGAGGTCGGGTTCCGCGAACCCCAATCCGCCCGCCGCGCCATCGAACGCGCGATCGCCCGCCGCCGCCAGGAACGCGACGACCTCGCCGACGAAGCGTCGACGATCATGCTCGACCAGCTCGACATGCTGTACCGCGCGCACATCACGACCGCGCTCGACCGGAAGAACCCCGACCAGTACAAGGCCACCGAACAGGTGCTGCGGGTGCTCGACCGAAAGGCGAAGCTGCAGGGCATCAACGCGCCGGTCCAGGTGGAGACCACCGTGCGGGTGAAAGACGAACTCGACGACGAGATCGCCACGCTCGTACGCAAGTTGAAAGAGCAGGGCGACCCGGCGCTCCTGCCGGACACCCCGGTTCTCGATTCGATCATCGACGCGCAGGTCGTCGACGACCCGGCCGCCGAGGGGGTCGAGGCGTGAACCCCGAGACCGCGGTCCTCGACGCGATCGACGAGCTCGTCGACGGCCAGCTCGAGCAGGAGGCGACGGGCTGGGACCACAACGTCAACCAGCCCGACTGCCCGCACGCAGGATGCCAGGCACGCTGGCATGGACTGCCGCACGCGCGATGCCCGGGCTCCGCAGTGCAGGGACCGCTGAAACCGCCGATCTGGCCCGCCCGATCCAAGGCGGCCGCGCGCGTATCGATCATCGACGCCGACGGCAACCAGACTCCGATCCGCGGCGCAGTCATCGACTTCCAGATCACGCCCCCGACCAACGAAGAAATCGACGCAGTCTGGGAGGTGGCCCGTCGGGCGTTTCAGGAAGCCGGTCGGCAGTTCACCATCGTGCTCCAGAACGTGTCCGACGAGCTGCGCAATCTGGTCGGTGTGATGGAGCGCGCCGGCATCCCGGTCGAACCTACTGACAGCACTCCGCAGCAACGCGCCCTGCCGCGGCCGTCGACCACCCCGCCGATGTGGGCGGCCCGCGCCGACGGACGGAGACGCCGATGAGCGAACAACGGAGAACGGTCACCCTCGCGATCGACACCAACACCGACGCCGAGGTCGCGCGCGCCTGGGAAGTGCTCGGCCGCATCGCGGGTGGCCTCACGTGCGACGGCATCGAGTGCCGCATCTACTCGTTCACGCCCGACGAGGACGACGAACAGTGACCGCCCGCGTCGTCAACCGAGTGACCCGGCTCCGGGAACCGTCCCGCCTCCGCCACGACGTCCGTATGTGTGGCGGCCTACGCCCGTTCCTGTTCGCATTGGTGCAGGCGTACGGGACCCTGGCCCCCGCAGTCTTCGAGTATGGGTACGGCGACTGCGATCGGTGGCGCATCCCGTTCGACGCCTCCACCTGGACCGACCCCGAGGCCACCCCGTGAGCGCCTGGTGGGACGTCCTGGGCGCGCTCGCGCTGTCCGTGCCGCTCTACTGGGCGTCCAGCCGCGCCGGCCACCGGTGGGCGCGCTGGCGCGACCTCATCCGGCAAGAACGCGCGATCGACCGCGCCGAGGCCGAAGGGCCACCCGTGCACGGCATGTCGACCGACGAGTTCATCGCGAAGCGCCGCGAGATCGTCGCTCGTCAGCGAGAGCGGCAGAACGAGGCCGCGATCCGCGCCGGCCGAGGTGTCGTGTCCCTCGACGTCCCACCACCTCCAGTGTTCCCGCCCCCGGCCCCCGCAGCGGCGGGCGGCGTCGGCGTACCCGACCTCCCCGCCGCGTCTATGGTGCCGCTGATCATCCACCCCGACTACCAGGGCGACCTCGAAGACCTCATCTGGACACAGGGATTCCGCAGGATCGAGGACCTCGGCGAAGACGAGACGGTACGCGGATGACCACACCCGACGAGACCGGCGTCGCGCCGTCCGCGCTCACCGGCATGACCCGCGCCGCCCGCCTCGCACTGAAACGGGACCTCGCCGCGAAGTGCGCCGAACTCGGCATCGTCCTCGGCGACACCACATCACCCGGCCAGCTCGCCACCAAACACGACCACACCCAGGTGCAACGCCCACACCTCGAAGCGATCGACAACGCCCTCATCGGGCTCCTCGCCGAACCCAACCGTCGGCAAATGATCTTCATCGGCCCCCAAACCGGCAAGTCGACCCGCACCTCACGCTGGTTGCCGTTCTGGTGGCTCACCATGCGACCCCGCGACCGCATGGTCCTCGCCTCGTACGCCTCCTCGCTCGCGGTCACCCACGGCTCGGCGACACGCGACCTCGTCACCATGTACGGCGAGGAGTACGGGCTGCGCCTGCACCCCAGCGAGAACACGAAAGCGTCCTGGCGATGCCACACTGGCGGCGGGATGCGTGCCGTCGGTGTGCGTTCCGGCCTCACCGGACAGCCGATGGACTTCGGCATCATCGACGACCCCGTGAAGGACCGCGCCGAAGCCGAATCGCCGATCGTGCGGGAAGCCACCTGGGATTGGTACTCGTCGGTGTGGTCGTCGCGTAAGTCGCCCACGTTCCGCGAAGTGCTGATCATGACCCGCTTCCACAAGGACGACCTCGCCGGCCGTCTCCTCGACCAGGACGGCCGCGTCGAGGAAGGCGGGGAGTGGCACGTCCTGCACCTGCCCACCATCGCGCTCGCCGAGGACCGGGAGAAGGGCATCTACCCGGATCCGCTCGGCCGCGAACCCGGCGACCCGATCACCCACCCGCGCATCGATCCCACCGACATCGGTGGGCTGCTGGCGCACTGGGGACGGGCGCGTAAGGCCGTCACCAACCGCGACTGGAACGCCCTCTACCAAGGTCTCCCGTTCGACGCCGAGGGCGCGCTGCTGACGGCCGAGGACATCCGGGCGCACACCGCCGCCGAACCGACGGAGTGGCGCCGCAACGTCGTAGCGGTCGACCCGTCGGGCGGCGGCCGCGACACCGCCGGCATCGTCGTCGTCGGCCTGGACATGCAGAAGCGTGGCTGGTTCCGCGGCGACTTCACCGACCGCATGTCGTCGTACGACTGGTCCCGGAAAGCCTGCACGGTGGCGCACGAGTACGGGGCTGGGCACATCGTCGTGGAGAAGAACTTCGGCGGCGATATGGCGAAGACGCTGATCGCGCAGGCGTGGGCGGGACTGCAACGCGAGGGCGAGATTCCGCAGGATGCGTTGTGCCCGTTGATCAAAGAGGTGACCGCGAAGAAGTCGAAGATTCTGCGGGCCGAGCCGATCGCGCAGGCGATCAAGACTGACCGTCAGTGGTTCGCCGCCGGGGTCGACCTCAAGCAGCTGTCCGACGAGTGGCTGTTGTGGGAACCCGGCACGACGTGGTCACCGGGCGCGTTGGATGCCGGGGTGTACGGGTCGACCGAGGTCCTGCCCGCCCTACCGAGGGGTGCGTCGGTGGCGAACCCGGCGGCCCGGTCGCGTGGGGATGCGCCGCGGACGGGCGTAGCGGCCCGCCGTATAGCGGGTTGAACATAGGAACGGTTGTAACAGTGACCTACGAAAGCTAGTCTGTTCACGTCACCACAACCGCTCGGAGAGGCCTCATGATCATGAACGTCACGTGGAAAGACCATCTACATGCGGCCGCTTGGGCTGTCGCCTGGGTGCTGCTGCTCGCGTACGGCGTCGTCAACACCCTGGGCGCCTGATGAAACCGGCCGATGTGTCTGCCGACCAGCCGTGGCTGGTGAAGTGCGGTAACCGCGAGTGGTGGGGATTCCGCCGGCGGATCCAGCACCGGCAGTCCGAGTGGTACCTCCTCGGCGTCACCCACGACGGCGTCAAGTTCGCATCCGACCGTGACGTGGAGTTGGTATCTCCGCTTGGACCGCGCCGATTCCGCTCACTCCCCGACGGATACGTGTGGCAGGACTACTACTCGCCTGACGAGGTCATCCGCATCCGAGAAGGAATCGAGACCGCACGCGACGCTGCTCTCGCCACCATCCAGCAGGTGCGAGAACTCGCCGACGACCTCGACGCCCGCGCCGAGGCCATTGCCGAGGCGAACCCCGATCACGTCATCCACATCGAACAGGCACGGCAACACGCAGCGATGATCCGCAACGCCCTAGGTGGCGCCTCGTGAAATGTCTGACCGTGCAGCAGCCGTGGGCGTGGGCGATCGTGCGCGGCGGGAAACTCATCGAGAACCGCACCCAGACATGGAACTACCGCGGCCCCCTCGCCATCCACGCCGGACAACGATGGTCCGACCGCGGCGCGCAGTCCGACCTCGTGCACCGCGCCTGGTACGAACACCACCCGTCGCACAGCATCACCCTTGGTGAACTCCCCGAGTGGCAGTTCGAGAAGGGATCCATCATCGGCGTAGTCGACCTCGTCGACGTCCACCCCGACGCTGGCTGCTGCCGACCCTGGGGCGAGAGCGCCTACACCGAAGCCGAAGGCCGTGTCCGGCACCTGATCAGCCACCTCGTCCTCGAGAACCCCCGCAAGCTCACCGAACCGATCCCCGCCCGCGGTGCGCTCGGCCTGTGGAACCTCGCCGACGACGTCGAACGGCTGATCCGCCGCGACCTCCGAGGTGATCTCCGATGACCGCTGACGGCGTCCTGTCCGCCGTCGGACTCGTCGCGATCCTCGCCACCGTGCTGCGGATCGCCTGGGTGTGGCAGCAGCACCGCAACGCGGAACCCGAGGAACACAACACCATCACCGGCACAGGGAGGTGGACGTGAGCAGGCCTAGACCGGCCACCCGTGTCGGTGACGTCGTCTCCCGCCGCGAGGCGAACGGCACCGTCACATTCTGGCGCATCGACAGCATCGAACGTGACGAACTCGGAACCGTGGTCATGTTCACCTGGGTCCGGTAACAGCTCCCGCTGCCCCGGGGATGGGACAGCGGAACCAGAGAACTCGGCCCGCCTGACACACGCGCAGGCGGGCCGAGTGCTGCATCACCACCATTCCGCCCGGTTACTCTTATCCGTAACCACGCGAAAGGGTGCACCGGTGACCTTCCTGACAGCCATACTCGCCATCGGACTCATCATCCGACTCACCCGGCTCATCGTCGCCGACACCATCACCCACCCCATCCGCGCCCGCATCGTCGTCTGGCTCGGCCCCGACCACCCCATCGCCACCCTCGTCTGCTGCGCCTGGTGCATGTCAGTGTGGGTCGGCGCCGCCGTCGCGGCCGCCGGATACTTCGTCGCCGAAGGTCCCTGGTGGCAATGGGTCGCCCTCGCCGGCACCGCATCCTGGCTGTCCGGGATCGCCACCCAGATCGACCCCGCCTACCAGGGCAGTGAGGGCAACCAGTGAAACGGCTACCCGACTCCACCGCCCCCGCGATCGCCGAACAGGCCGGACGTCCCCGCGGCCTGTTCTCCCGCATCCGTGTCCCGTCCGGCGCGGTCGTCGCCTCGTATCCGGTGCCGGAGACGAAGTCCGGGCGCCGCGGCTCACGCGGCAAGTCGATCACCGCGTCCGCGCAGGTCCTCACTCAGAAGAAGATCGACCGCCGCGTCCGTCGCGTGCCAGCCCAACGCTGGCAGTCCGAGGCGTGGCAGCTGCGCCGCGAAACCCCCGAGCTGCGCTTCATGGGCGACCGCCAGGCCCGCGCCTGCAGCCAGGTGCGCCTGTTCATCGGCCGCCGCGACAAGCTCGACGAGGAAACCACCCCCGTCGAGGAAGGCCCGGCCGCCGACCTCGCCGAGGAGTTGTTCGGCAACGAACCAATGGTCGAGCAGGCACTGCGCCGGTACGGCCAGCACCTCATCTTCAACGGCGAATCCCTCATCCTTCTCACCGAGAAGAACGGCGGCATCGACTGGTCACCCCACGCTGCCTCCGAGATCACCGGCGACGCACCGAACTTCAAGCTCAACGACGGCATCTCGACGTCGAACATCGACCCCGAGCGGCAGATCCTCGTCCGGTCCTGGACCCCCGACCCCGAGCGGTCCGCGCTGCCGGACGCCCCGGTCGTCGCGGTGATGCCCGTCGCCCGCGAGCTGATCGGGCTGACGAAGTACGTGTCCGCGCAGGTCGATTCCCGCCTGGCCGGTGCCGGTCTGCTACTCCTCCCTCAAGGCATCGAATCGCTGATGACCAACCCCGAGGACCGCGACAGCGACTACTCATTCGCCGACGAACTCACCGACTACATGGTGGTGCCGATCCGCGACCGGGACAGCGCAGCGTCGGTGGTGCCGTTCATGGCGATGGTGCCGGCGGAGTTCGTCGACAAGGTCAAGCACCTCACCTTCGACAGCCCCCTCGACCCACACATGCACGAACGCCGACAGGAAGCGATCCGCCGTATCGCCCTCGGAATGGACTCCGACCCGTCGGTCCTGCTCGGCATGGCCGACTCGAACCACTGGTCAGCGTGGGCGGTCGACGAGAACGAAGTGAAGCTCGGCGTCGCGCCGATCCTGTCGACGGCCTGCCACGCACTGACCCAGGTCGTGCAGCCGTTGCTCGAGCAGATGGGTGTCGCCGACGCCGACCAGCACGTCGTCTGGTTCGACACCGCCCCGCTCGACATGCGGCCCGACCGGTCGAAGGACGCGAAGGACCTCCACGAACGCGGCGCCGTGTCCGGGGAGACCGTCCGCCGCGAGACCGGGTTCACCGATCGCGACAAGCCGTCCGCCGACGAGCACCGCCGTTTCCTCGCCGAGAAGCTCGTCCTCGCGAACCCCGCGTTCGCGCCGGCGCTCGCCGATCTGATCAACCTCGGTGACGTCGACTGGACCAAGGCAACCCCCGCGACGGAACCCAATCCGCCAGCCGCGCCCGACGGCCCGGACCAAGAACCCGAGCCCGTCGACCAGACCCGCGCCATCCCCGAGACCCGCGACGAACCACCAGCCGCCGCGACGGAAGGACCCGACCAGTGACCGACCGCGCCGTAGAGATGGTGTGCGAGTTCGCCGTCCTCCAAGCCCTCGTCACCGCCGGCAAACGCGGCCGCCTGCCACGCGCCATGGTCGGGCAGCTCCGCAACGAAGGCACCCCAGCCCACGCCGTGCACACGCGCGTCCTGCTGGCCCACAACACCGCCGAATGCGACCGGCTCATCTCCGGCACCTTCGACCTCCTCGCCGCGGTCCTGCCCACCGACGACGCCGCGCGCATCGTCAACGCCTGCGACACCTACACCCGGGAACTGATCCTCACCCAGCGCGCCCCCGCACGGAACGCGATCGCCGAGGTGCTCGACCATGCCGTCCCGTCGCCAAGCCGATAGAGCCCGCGCGTCCCGACGCCTCCTCCTGCGCGCCGAACGCCGCATCGACGCCGCAGTCCTGGGCGCCATCGACGCCTGGCTGACCGCCGTCCGGTTCCACCTGTTCCGCGAGCTCGGCGAACCCGACCCCATCCGGGCTGCGGCCTACCCGCACGGCCCTCACATCGTCGACGCCGCCGTCCAAGCCTCCTACGGCGAATGGCGGCACCACCTCGACCGCCAAGTGATCCCGTCGGTGTCGATCGAGTTCTCCGAGGCGTTCCAGCAGGCCCGCCGCCGCGACCCCCTCAACTCCTACCGCTACCAGCAGCAGTACCTTGAGGAAGTGTCCGACCGGCTCAAGATCTGGCCGGAGGGCGCGTTCGAAGACATTCGACCGGAGCTGATGGAAGCCCTCGCGGAGGGCGAGAGCATCGACGAGATCCGCGACCGCGTCGGCCGGGTCCTGAACATCGACGCCCGCACCCGCGCGATCCGCGCCACCATCCACGAGGTCGAGCAACGCCTCGACGATCCCGACCTCGACCCCAACACCCGCCGCGTCCTCAACGCCCGCCGCCGCGAACTGTGGAATGAGCACGACGAAAGCCTGGGGGAGTGGCAGTGGAAGGCCCGCCGCATCGCCCGCACCGAGGCCCACGGCGCCGTGTCCGCCGGCACCCTCGCATCCGCGCTCGCACGCCAGGAACGAGACCCCGACCTCCGCCTGTACAAACGCTGGCTGGCCACCGAGGACACCCGGGTACGCACAACGCACCGCGTAGCCGACGGCCAAGTCGTCCCGCTGACCGAACGGTTCCGCGTCGGCGGGTTCCTGCTGGACCATCCGGCCGACGCCATCACGATCGCCCCGCATGAGGTGATCAACTGCCGCTGCGCCATGTTGATCTACGACGACGACGAGCTGCAGGACGAGCTACAGGGACCGGACGGCAGCATCGGCGAGATCAGGCCCGGCGGGATCCGGATGGGCCCCGACGACCCGGACGACGCCGACCGCGTGATCGCCGAAGTGGCCGAAGCGGAGGGCCTGTCGCGGCCGGCGCGGCTGGGGCAGCGCGGCGAGGACCGCGGCCAGCCGACACCGGCGCCGCCTGAGCCTGTCGAACTCACCGACGACCGCGAACAGCTACCGCCGCCGGACCGGCCCACCAGCGACCTCTCGCGCCTGTCCGACGACCAACTGCTCGACGAGATGCAACGCGCGAACGACACCGGAAACGACGCGCTGTGGGAAACGGCCGAACGCGAGTGGAACCGCCGCCACGACCCTGACTTTGACGACTCTTTGGGTGAACCGACAGCACCCGACCCGGCGGCAGTGCAGGCATGGCTCGACGCTGAAGACGCCCACCTGGTCGCCGTCGCTGAGTGGTTGAACGCCGAACGCGAGTGGCAGGCCGACGTCTCGGATTGGCTGCTCGCCGAGCAACAGTGGCTCGACGACCCTTTACCCGGGATGAAACGCCTCTCCACGATCGAACCCACCGACAGTGCGCCGCTACGCCGCCGCCGGGAACTGCACCGCGCCAACGACAACGTCGACCGAGCAAACCCCAACTTCACGGCGGGCACAGAGTGGCAGGTCAACTGCCAGCGCACCGTGCAGGCGCTCGAACTCCGCGACCGGGGCTACGACGTCGAAGCTGCACCAAACCGAGAACCCGCACCAGGTGTCCTACCCGCGAACTGGAGCAGTCAGGTTCTCGACAGCCCACCGTTCCCCGCCACGATGAGCGACGCCGAACGCCGACAACTGATCCGAGCCATGTACCCGGACAAGGACGGCTTCGACGATGCATTGCGGGCGCAGGTGCAACTCGACAACCTCGCCGACCTGTGGCGTGAACGCGACGGCTCGAAACGCCTATTCCAGCCCACTACGAAGACACAGCTGCTCACGAAGCTCGCCGCCATGCAGATCGGTGCGCGAGGCTGGATCTCAGTGCGATGGAAGACCGGCAACGCCCACATCTTCAGCTGGCAGGTCGTCGCCAACCACAAAACGGGGCAGCCGGAACTGCGGTTCGTCGACCCACAGCCAGGGAAGACCGACGTCGCGAACTACCTCGACCTCGCCAAGCAAGGCGGGCTGACATGGATACGCGTCGACGACCTGATGCCGACCGAACAGGTTCGCCGAATGGTCCAGGACAGCTAGAATGCAGCCATGATCGACCTCGACAGGGCCACGGAGGTGGCCAGGCTCGCGCTCCCGCAGGATCGGGCGGTGCGGTCTTTCGGCTGGGCAGCCGACGACGGCACGATCATTCTGAGTGCCCCACATGACAATCCGGATCGCGACAACATCCCGGGGCTTCACTCGCTGGTCCGCGTGACCACCGATGGTGAGGTGACGTCGGGAACGATGATCATGTTCATGGACGACATCAGCGCGATGACCGAGGTCGGCGACTGGCCGACTGACCTGTAGCCAGTCAGACACCCCTGCCGGGCCCTCGTGTCCCTGTTCGCGCTGATCTGTGGTGGATACTGTTTCGTGTAGCCACATAGAACGGGAGCCTCCCATGGGTGATTCGCTGACCGCCGCCCTCACAGCCAGCGGAATCGTGTACGAGCTGTCCGACTTCTCGAACCCCCAGCTGGAGGGTCCGACTGCGCTGCAGGTGTCCGACGACGGACGGGTCCGTGGTCACCTCGCGATCTGGGACACCCCGCACATCGGTTACGGCGAGATCGTGCCGCCCCCGCGCAGCTCGACGTCGTACGCGTACTTCCATCAGGGAGTCGTCCGGACGGAGGCCGGGGACCTGCCGGTCGGGAAGCTCACCCTCGGGACCGGTCACGCCGGGCCCGGTGGGGACGCGATGGCCGCCGCCGCCCACTACGACAACACCGGCTCCACCGTCGCGGTGGTCCGCGCTGGTGAGGACCGGCACGGCATCTGGATGGCCGGCCGGATCGTCCCGGGCACTGATGACCGCCAGATCGACGAGCTCCGCCGGTCGTCGGTGTCGGGTGACTGGCGCGACGTCACCCGTGAGGGGCAGATGGAGTTGGTCGCGGCGCTCGCGGTCAACGTCCCCGGCTTCCCGATCCCCCGCACCGAGCAGCTCGTGGCCTCCGGCCGTCCCGTCGGACTCGTGGCAGCCGGGATCGTGCACCGTCGAGACCCGCACAGCCCGGTCACCTATGCCGATCTGACCTCGCTCGTTTCGGCAGCCGTGTCGGACGCGCAGAAGTCCGCCGACCGCCGAAAGAAGGCGGAGGAGGCGTTCGCCGCGGTGAAGGGCGACGTCGATGCCGACCGCGAGGACCAGCGGAAGAAGAAGGCCGAGAAGCGGAAGAAGGCCTCCGGGACCGCGATCGCCGATGTGCGGAAGGACCGAAGCCGCGGGCAGATGGCCAACCTCCTGGCTGCTGGCGCCGAGGCGAAGGTGAACGATGCGACTGGTCGGATGCCCGCCCAGCTGCACCGGTACTGGACGACGGGCAAGGGCCTCGCGAAGTGGGCGACCACCCCGACGCCGTTCCGGTCGCTAGTTAAGGCGCTGCGCGCCGAGATCAAGGACATGACCCCCGACCAGATCGACGGGCTCGCGTCGAACCTGTACTTCGACGTCTTCAAGAAACGCCCGGGGAAGCACAACGACAAGGCGGCGAAGGTTGGTGGTCCGGGAAAATGACGGCCGCCGGAAACGGCGGCGACGACCACGACACTGACGGGATGGTCGCGCTCCTGCCGACAGCCGAAGACGCGGCCCGGTTGGCGATCGGCAACGTCACCACCGACGAACTGCACCTCACCCTCGCCTACCTCCCCGACGTCGGCGACTACAACGACCCGCACGCCATCGCCGCCCTGTTCATCGACGACGACACCGGCTCACTGACGGGCGACGTGAACGGTGAGGCGATCCTCGGCGCCGGGTCCGCCGCGGTGTGGATCGCGAACGTGCTGGGGTTGACGGCCCGCCGCAACGCCCTCGTCGACCAGCTCGACGCAGCACCGGGCATGCCCGATGTCTCGCACGACTTCGACGGCTTCACAGCGCATCTCACATACGAGACGAAGTCCGGCCATTCGCCAGCCGACGCCGCCTCGAGGTCGGACGGGCTGACACTCGCAGGCCGCCCCGACCTATTCGGACCGGTCACGTTCGACCGTCTGCGAGTGTCGTTGCGTGGCAAACACACCGACGTGCCACTCGGTTCTACTGACGGTATAGGTGGCCGCGAGACGAAAACCCCTGAATCCCGATCGGCGGTGGCGTGATGGGCTGCAGCTGCGGCGGCGGATCGGTCACCATCTGGGTGGTTCGGCTGCCCGACGGACGGCGGAAACGGTTCCTCGACGAGGGCGACGCCCGCGCGTGGGCAGACGACCGAGACGGGACCGTCGAGCCGGTTACGACCTAACCCGCAGGTCGCGGGTTACAGTATTGGACAGAGCCGCTGGCCGAGGGCCGGGCGCATTGAGATCGAGATGCGACCCGACAGGAGATTCCGGTGGAACTCACCCTTCAGGACCTGCTTGATGCGGCACACGGTGCCGGTGAAGAGGGACAGGCCCCCACGCCCGAACAGCGGGCTACCGCGATCCGCGAGAAGCTCGCGGGCGCGGATCGTCCGGCGATCGAAGCCCTTCAGGACGAGGCGATCGAGAAGTGGGGCGAGCTCAACGCCACCGACCCCACCGACGAGGAAGGTCTCGCCGGTCTCGAGGCGCTGACCGAGTTCGTCCAGGTGACCCGGTCGGTGCAGTCCGACCTCGACGCCGCCGACGAGCAGGCACGGGCCCGGCGCGCCGAGATGGAAGCCAAGATCAAGGGCACCAAGGACAACGCCGAGGGCGGCGACGACGAGGGCGCCGAGGGTGAGAACGCCGGCGAGGGTGGCGAAGGCGAGGGTGACGGCGGCCAGGGTGCCGACGACAGCGCCGCTGCCGGAACCGAATCGGCCGCCGACGGTGGCGACGGTGGTCAGGGCGCCGAGGGTGCTCCCGCTGCCGAGGCCGCTCCCGCCGCCGAGGCGGTCCTGGCATCGGCCAAGCGGAATCGGTTCGACCTCGCGGCGATCGGCAAGCGCACCCCGAAGCCGAAGCCCGCCTCCGAAGAGGAGCGGCCCCGCGGATTCTCGATCACCGCCGCCGCACGCGTCCGCGGCTACGAGACCGGGCAGGCCCTCGACCTCGACGGCGTGACCGCCGCAGCACAGGCACGCATCGAGAACATGCCCCGCGGCGTCAAGGGTCTCGTGCAGCAGGAAGACATCGCGCACTTCAAGCTCGACTTCCCGAAGGAACTCGTCGCCTCCGCGCACGACGACAACGCCCTGATGGAGTACGCCGCCAATCAGGCCCGGTTGAAGAACCGGAAGACCGGCCAGGGTGGGTCGCTCGTCGCGGCCGGCGGCTGGTGCGCCCCGTCGGAGACGCTGTACGAGCTGTCTCCGGTCCTCGCCGACGCCACCGCCGGCCTCATCGACGTTCCCGAGATCTCGGTGAAGCGCGGCGGTATCCGCACCACGGAGGGCGCCGACTACGCCGCCATCTACAGCGGCGGCCAGGTCGGCATCCGAGAGACCGAGGCACAGGCGATCGCCAACGCCTCCGACGAGGACTACCAGAAGGTGCTCTACCGAGTGCCCTGCACGGACTTCGTCGAGAAGCGCGCCGGTGTCGTGTACACCGGCATCGAGGCGGGCATCCTGCAGAACTCGGCCTACCCGGAGCTCACCCGCCAGCACGTCGAGGCGGCGATGGCGGCGCACGCCCACCGCGTCAACGAGCTGACGATCGCCGACATGGTGACTCTGTCGGGAGCCGCCGTGGACCTGACCCAGGAACTGGGGCCGTCGGCGACCGCGTCGGTGCTCAACGGTCTCGAGCTGGTGATCGTAGACCTGCGCTACCGGTACCGCGCCCCGGAGTCGATGACCCTCGAAGTGGTTCTGCCGATCTGGCTGAAGCTGCACGTCCGCTCCGACCTCGCTCTGCGGTCGGGTGTCGACTTCAACCAGGTCACCAACGAGCAGATCAACGCCTTCTTCGTTGCACGCGGGGCCCGGGTTCAGTGGGTCTACGACTGGCAGGACGCCTTCTCCGGCGTCAGCGGCGGATTCGGCTCGGCCTCCGTCAAGCAGACCTTCGCGACGTCGGTCAACGCGCTGGTCTACCCCGCCGGCACGTTCGTCCGCGGTCGCGGCGAAGTCATCTCCCTCGGTGTCACCTACGACTCGGTGAACATCCGGAAGAACGACTACCTCGAGATGTTCCAGGAGGAGAAGCTCCTGGTGCACAAGCGGGCGTACAAGAGCCTCCTGGTGACGCTGCCGCTGGCGGTCAACGGCGCGACGTCGGCGCCGCGCGAGCTGGCTCACGGTGGTCCGATCGCACCCGAGACTCCGTAGTCGCGAGCTGAGCAGATGAGGGCGCTCCCGGTTTCCCCGCGCGGGAGCCGGGAGCGTTCCTCATTCCCCACCACCACGAGGAGCCACTGATGCCCGTCGGACCACCCGTATACGTCACCCGGCAGACCGCGCCGGACGCACCGCGCTTCGGGCTGCTGTCCGTCGCATCGATGCCCACCGACGGCGGAGATCGCGCTGTCTACAACGGCATCGAGTACGACCTACCCCCAGAGCCGAAGGCCACCGGCTCGCCGACGGACTGCGTCGACACCCCCGCCGATCCGATCGACCTCGACCGCGGGCACCCCACCACCACGGCCATGCCGATCCGCGCCTGGTCCGGATTCGAATGCTCGACAGTCGGCCTGGACGACGCCGAGATCGCATCCTTCGCGCGCGCGAAGCTCACCGCCGCCGAGTCGCCGTACCTCGAGGCCGAGGTGTGGTCCGAGGCCGACCCGTCGCTGATGTCGGCGGACACCGTCGTCATCGAGGACACCGCGGTCTCGCTCGAAGTCGGGATCGGCCTGCTCGAAGGATGGCTGCACACCTCCTACGCAGGTGTTGGCGCGCTACACATTCCGCGGGCGCTTGGGGCGCTGGCAGACCACAAGTCGGTGCTGCACGCGTCCGGGTCGAAGCTCGCCACGCTCGTCGGCACGCCGGCATCGCTGGGCAACTACCCGACGACCGGTCCGGACGGGCAGGCCGCTGCGGCAGGCACGTACTGGATCGTCGCCTCGGGAGACGTGGTCGCGCGGCGCGGTGAGATCAAGGTCCACACCACGCAACCGAACGCGCGGCTCGACTGGCGGCGCAACAACATTCAGGGCATCGCGGAGCGGTCCTATGTCGTCTCGTTCGACGACGTCGCCGCGGCGGTCCTGGTGAACCTCACCTAGAAGGGATGGGTCATGCCGACGATTCTGACCAGCAGCGACCGTGAGGCGTCGCAGATCGCGCGGAAGCTGCTCGATGCGAGCAAGGGTGACGAGTCGCGGTTCCGCATCGTGACGACCGGTCGCCGTCTGGCTTTCGAGGTTGACGACGCGCTCGCCGACGAGATCGGCGCGGACACAACCGATGAGCCGGACGAGGCGCCCGTGCCGGACCCACCGCTGGTGTCCGGCGAGCCGGTGATCCCTGTCGACGACGACCTCGAGGAACCCGATCGCAATGGCCGCACCGCCGACTGGGCCGAGTTCGTGCGACATCGCTACCAGATCCACACCGGCGGCATGACCCGCACCGAGCTGATCGCCGAGCACGACAAGCGCACAGGCGATGCGTAACCACGAAAGACCTGCATCGGGGACTATCCTGATGACAGCAAGCCGCTGGCCGAGGGCCGGGCGTGAACTCACTCACGACCGACCTGGAGGTCTGAAATGGCGAACCTGACCTGGCCGTCCATCCGTGGCAAGCGCGCACGGTTCACCCGGCTCGACGAATGCGGCGTCCCCGTCATCGGTGCGAAGTCCACGCTGGTGACCAAGGGGTACATCAGCGTCACCGTCACACCCGAGTACGAAGACGCCACCGAGAACGCACCCAAGACCGCCGACGACACCTTCGCATTCGTCGACCGCGGCAAGGACCTGCTGAAGTACCTCACCGGCGAAATCCAGTTCGTCGGTGTCGATCCCGAGGCCTACGAGATGGTGTCGGGCAACCCGATCTGGACCGACGCGGCCGGCGACGCCGCAGGTATCAAGGTCGGCACCTACGACGACATCGAAGCGAACTTCGCGCTCGAGCTGTGGACAGACATCCCGGCCCAGCTGTGCCAGGGTGCCAAGGCGTACGGCTACTTCCTGCTGCCGTTCATCGGACCGGCCCGCATCGGCGAGATCGCGATCCAGGCCGAGCGTGCCGAGTTCTCGCTGACCAACGCGATCACCAAGGATGCGAACGGCTGGGGTGTGGGCCCGTACGACGTCGAGCTCGACGACGCGGCCACTCCGGTGGCGGCGCCGCTGAACACTCCGCTGACGGCGAAGGACCATCTCGTGATGTTCCAGACGAAGGTTCCGCCGCCCGCGATCACCGCCGGTGCAGTCCCGCTGGCCGCCTGATTCCCCTCCTTGGATGGTGGGTTACCCGCCCCCGCCCCAACCGTTCCCCTTACGGCTGGGTCGGGGGCGTTCCCGTTTCTGCTGAACGAATAGGAGTGTTCTGTGGTTGAGTGGCCGATCGTCGTCCCGTCATCCGCCCGCGACCTGTGGGCGAGTGCCGACACCACTGACAAGGAGGCTGTCGAGGCGTTCGCTGGCAGCATCCTGCGGGCGCTGACGGGGGAGGTGTTCGGTCTACGCGCGGAGAAGGTGCGTCCGTGTTTCACTCCGCAGACTCGCGGCTCGACCTACTTCGGGCCGGCCGACCCCACCCCGGCGTGGTGGCCCGGCGTCGGTGTCGGGAACCCGGGGGCGTCGGGGGCGTGCGGTTGCCGGTCGGACTGCCGACACGTCACCGAGTTCGACGTGTGGGTGCCCGGTCCGATCGCCTCAGTCACGAAGGTGACCGTCGATGGTGTCGAGGTCCCCGACTCCGCCTACGTTGTCCGCTCCCGCCGCTGGCTGCGCCGGACCGACGGCCAGCCGTGGCCGCAGAACCAGGACCTCAGCGCGGCGGACAACGCCCCGGGCGCGTTCGTCATCGAGTACCAGCGCGGCGTCGCCGTCCCGCCGGAGGGGCAGTTCGCGGCCGGCGCCCTCGCGGTCGATCTGCTGCGCGGCATCACCGGTGGTGAGTGCTCGCTGCCGTCGAACCTCACATCGATTTCCCGGCAGGGGCTCTCAGCCGAGGTCGACCCGCGCGCCTACTTCGCCGAAGGGCTGACCGGGATTGAGGCTGTCGACGAGTGGATCATGGCCGTCAACCCGTACAAGTCCCGACGACCGGCCCGCATCTCGTCTCCGGACCGCCCGCGTGTGGAGCGATTCTCATGACCGTCTGCAACCCGTACGCGATCGCGAAGCGGCTTCTCGACCAGCTCGCAACGGAACTCGTCGAGGCGCGCGCGCCGCTGCCGAAACGGATGACCGTGCTGACGTCGCCGCAGGCCGCGGTGATGGAGATGTGTAGCACCGGCTGGGTAGCGTTCAGCGGCATCACCCCGTCCAACGGTGCCGGCGGATCCCCTGGCGAGTTCCGCGGTGTCGCACCCGATCACCAGATCGCGATGACGATGGGGGTGTACCGCTGCTTCCCGGTCGACCCGAAACTCGGTCCGCCGCCGTCGGCTTCGCTGGATTCGGCGTCGCGGGACATCCTCGACGACTTCGAGGCCATGCGCAGAGCCGCGTTACGCGCGTGGGCGGACGAGGACGACTGGGACCTCGAACCGGTCCTGGGCGGTTGGCGTCCGGTCACGCCACAGGGCGGCGGTCACGGATCGACGATGGACGTGTCAGTCACGGCGTCGCTGTCGCTGTTCTCCGATGAGTCGGTCGCCATGCTCGATGGAGACCCACGCGGCTGACGTCCGTTCGTAGGTCACTGTTCGGGCGTATCCTGCGTGCATGGCCGAGGTGACTATCGAAGCACAGCAGCACGTCGCGGGACTCGCTCCTGGGGATGTGGTGACCGTCGAACACACTGAGAAGATCGCGAAGCTCATCCTGCACGGTCGGGTGACGGTCATCGAGGGCCGCCCGTTCCGGGAAGGCGAGGCGCGCAGCGAGGGCGCGGTCGCGGTCGTCGCTCCCGATGCCTCCGCCGACCTTGCCGCCGCCCAGGCGGACGCACGCGAAACGCTCGACCGGCTCGACGCCGAGCTGAACGCTCAGGAGCAGGCCGCGGCCGCCGAGGGCACCGCAGACGCAGCGGAACGGGCCCCGGCGTCCGGCCGGCGGAAGAAGCCGACTGGCGATGCCAGTTGAGATCCATCACCACACGATCGAGCAGGACAACCGCGCGGCGGCGGAGCGGTGGGGCAACCGCGTCGGCCGCCGCGTCACCAACGCCGCGAAACGCCGTGCACCGGTCGACGAAGGCACGCTCCGCGCGAGCATCGACTACACCCTCGAATGGTCGGCCGGGTCCTGCCACATCACCATCGGGTCACCCCTCGACTACGCCGAGTACTTCCACACCGGCACAGGCATCTACGGGCCCCGCGGCACACCGATCGTTCCCGTCACCCGCAAGGCCCTCAAGTTCCGCTGGGAGCCGACCGGTCCGGGCGCGAAGAAGCAGCTCCCCAAGGAGAAACGCGGCTGGTTCTTCGCGACGTCGGTCAAGGGCATCGAGCCCGACCCGTTCCTGATCGACGCACTCCAAGAGGTCATGGGCGTCATCGACACCCTCCGATAGATCGCAACACCAACACCATCCACCGAAAGGGAACCACCATGAGCACCACCGACACCCCCAGCGACATCGTCGTCGACGACGACTTCGACATCGAAGACCCGGAGACCCGGTCGACGCTCGGACTCGCCCCGCTCGACGAGGACATCCCCGAGTCGCTGCAGTTCTCCACCAAAGACGGTGGCCGCAAATTCGAGCGACGGTCGATCGTGATCGACGGCCAGCAGTTCGTGATGACGCAGCCGTCGGACTACACCCTGTACCTGTACGTGCCGAAGCTGACCAGCCCAAACGGCGCCGAACGGTTCGACGCGATGATGAGGTTCCTCGACGTCGTCCTCGACCGCAGTGCCTCCCAGTACCTGTTGGCCCGAATGACCGACCCGGCCAACGACTTCAACGTTGAGATTCCGCCGACGATCGTAGCGACCGCCCTCGACCTGTGGGGCAATAAGTCCGTCGCCGAGATGTACCGAAAGTTCAACGCCGAGAACGATACGGCGGCACCCGCGGTACCTCCGACCCCGATCGGTGCGAACCGGTCACAGCGTCGGCAGGCGGCGAAGAAGACCGCAGCGAAGAAGGCTCCGGCGAAGAAGGCTGCACCGCGGAAGTCCGCCGCCCGTAAGTGACCGCCGGCCCGCCGTGGTTCGACGCTGCACCCGCCTGGTCTCTCGACGGGCGGGTGTTGCGTCTGACCGAACCGTCCACCCCAGACATGGTGCGCGCGTTACTCATCCCCGACGAACCTCCTCCCGTGGTGCCGGGAAAGCCCGCCACCATGGGCAACGTGTCCGGGCTCGCCGTCGTCCTCGCGTGTACTCCTCGCGAGGGGGACCGCATCCACGTCCTCGAACGGCTCCTCGAACCCGCCGAGACTGCACCGTCCCTGACCTTCATGCAGTTCGTCGCCGACGAGCTGGTGACCATGTACGGCGGCGGTCTCCCGCGCTGGTCCATCGAGCATCTGTGGTCGAAGACCATGGAGGCCTGGGCGTTCATCGACGGCGAGCTCCAACTGTCCGGCGTCGACGTCCTCACGATGCCGTTCGGGCGGGCGACAGCGACGATCTGGGCGCTGTGGCGCAGAGTGTTGCGGCACAACGAGAGAGAGATGAGCCGGTTCACGCGTGAACTCGAGAAGCCACCACTGCGCGTCATCGACAAGATGAACGACGAGGAGGAAGCCGAAACCGCCGCGGCGACGGGCGATGCCTCCGGGTTCATGGCCCTGCAGAACGTGTGGCAGCAGGCCCAGTCCGGTCCCTCGTCGCCAGCGTCCACCAGTGATAGCGGCAGCTCGGATACGCTAGACCGGAAATAGAAGCAGCTCGCGCTGCTGGCCGAGGGCCGGGCGCGTTGTCCTTGGAGGCAGCGCGTGACCAGTCCTGGCGGTGAATGGGCGAAAGCCCGTGTCGGCGTCGAACTCGACTGGTCGAATGTCGATCAAGAGCTGCGGCAGAAGTTAGAGCGGTCGACGCTGATCGCGTCCCGCGCCGCGCAACGCCATCTTGATGGTCTGCGCCGCAGCGCCGAACTCACCTTCACCCGGATGGGCCAGTCGTACAACCGTCAGACCGACGGCATGGTCCGCAACACCCAGGCGACGGTGGCGCGGATCAACGCGGAGCTTCAACGTATCCGCGACGTCCGGGTCACCGCCACACTGTCGATCGACTCCAGCGGCGCGCTCGCCGAACTGAAACGGGTCCACGGCACCCTCCAGGGCTGGTTGAACGCCAACCCCCTCACAGTGCGAGTGGGCGTCGACACGGCCCGCTCGATGTCGTCCCTGCAAGCCACCCACATCGCTATGCAGTCGTGGCTGCAGGCCAACCCGCTCGAGGTCGACGTGCGGGCCAACTCCCGCGGGCTCGCCGGCGGCCGAGGGGGAATCCAGAGTCTCACCCGAGGAATCTCGTCGGCGCTCGGGTCGGTCGCGAAGTGGACGACCATCCTGGCCGGCGCGACGATGGCCGCCGGAGCTGCGCTGCCGGTGATTGCCGCGCTCGGTGCCGCGCTCGCCTCGGTCGGTGTGGCTGCCGGTGGTGCCGGGATCGCTGGTATCGCCGCTGCCGCTACCGGATTCGCCGCGCTTAAGACGGGCCTGTCCGGTGTCGGGGAGGCGTTCTCTGCGCTCGGTGAGGCGTCGGCGTCTGGTGGTGGGGCTGCGGTCGATAACGCCAAGCAGGTCCGCGACGCGCAGCGCGACCTGACGAACGCGATCGAGGACGAACGCGACGCCCAGAAGGACGTCGGCCGCGCCCGTGACGACGCCCGCAGGAAGCTCCGTGACCTCGACCTCGAGCTGCGTGGTGCCGCTCTGTCGGAGAAGGAAGCGGCGATCGACCTGGCCGACGCCCGCGACGAACTCGCGCGCGGCGACTTCAAGTCGTCCCGCGAGAAGCAGAAGGCCGTCCTCGCATTCCAGAAAGCTGAACTGCGGCTCACCGAGATCCAGCGCGGCAATAAGGATCTCATCACCGACACCAACGAGCAGCGCCGCAAGGGCGTTGAGGGCTCGGACGAGGTCGTCGACGCGCAGAAGCGGTTGAAGGACGCCACCGAGGCCGTCCAACGGGCCCAGGAAGCGGTGACCGAAGCCCAGAAGGGCACCGCCGGTGGTGGCGGTATCGACAAGGCCGCGCAGGCGATGGCGAAGCTCTCGCCGAAGGCCCGCGAGTTCGTCCTCGCGATCCAGGCCGTCAAACCGGCGTGGGCAGCCATGAAGCGCGAGGTCCAAGACTCGCTGTTCGCGAACCTCGCCGCCCAGATGCAACCGCTGACCGACAACTACGTTCCGCTGCTGGGGAGCGCGCTCGGCGGGGTGACTCGCGGATTCAACGAGGGCGCGCTCGCGGCGATCGGGTTCCTCAACTCCACCCGCGGCCTCGGCGTCATGTCGACACTGCTGGGGACGTCGTCGAACATGGCCGGCAACTTCGGGCGGGCGCTCGGCGAACTGATTCCCGGGCTGGCGGCCGTCGGAGCCGGTGCGGGGCAGGTGTTCTCGCCGATGACCGACGGGCTGGCTGGCGCTACTCGCGGGTTCTCCGAGATGCTGATCCAGGCGCAGCAGTCCGGCCGGATGGCCGAGTTCTTCCGGGACGCCGTCGCGGTCGCGAAGCAGTTCGGGCAGGTGCTCGCCGAGCTCGGATCCATCATCGGCGGGGTCTTCAACGCGGCAGGCACGGCCGCGGGCGGCAACTTCCTCGGCGGCCTGCAGGCGTCGTTGTCGACGATCTCCGAATGGGTCAACGGGCCCGGCCAGTCGGCGCTGGTGTCGTTCTTCGAGTCGATGTCCGCCGGCATGGGTGCGGTGCTGCCGATCCTGCTGCAGCTCGCGGGGATCATCGGCACGACCATCGCGCCCGACCTGTCGAACCTTCTGGTCCAGATCGGTCCTGCTGTAGGCGGATTGGTGACCGCACTCGGTGAAGGGTTGAAGGCGATCGCCCCGGCGATGGCGCCGCTCGGCTCTGCCATCTCGGCGATCGCGACCGCCCTCGGCCCGGTGATGCCGGTCCTCGGTCAGCTGATCGCGACCTTCGTCGAACTCGCCGGGCCGATCATTGGCGCCCTCGCGCAGGCTCTCGGCCCCGTGCTGGTCACCGTCGGCAATGCGCTGATCGTGCTGCTGCAGGCACTCATGCCCGCCGTCGAACCACTCGCGGGGTTGTTCGTCGCCCTCGGCCCTGTCATCGGGCAGCTCGCCTCGATGATCGGTGGTGCGCTCGGCGCCGCGCTGCAGGTCCTGATCCCGTCGATCATCCTCGCGGTCAACGTCCTCACGCAGATGTTGCCGGTGGTCACGGGCATCCTGCAGATGTTGCAGCCGTTCACGACCGCCATCGGCGCCGTCGCTGGCGCGGTCCTCGTCGCCTACGGCGCCTTCAAGGTGTTCCGGGTCGTGTCGACGATCATCTCCGCGGTACGGACCGCCTGGACCCTGCTGTCGCTCGCGTTCACCGCCTCGCCGATCGGCATGATCATCACCGCGATCGCGGCGCTCGCCGCCGGCCTCTACCTGTTCTTCACCAAGACCGAGGTCGGTCGCGCGCTCTGGGACAAGATCTGGGGCAGCATCAAAGCCACCTGGGATGTGGTGTGGGGCGCTCTGCAGGTTGGGTTCCGCAAGCTCGGCGAGATCGCGATGTGGCTGTGGGAGAACGCGCTACAGCCCGCCTTCTCTGCGATCGGTAAGGCCATCGGCTGGGTCAAGGACCACTGGGAGATCTTCGCTGCCGTCCTCGGTGGGCCGATCGGCATCCTCGTCGCGCTGCAGTCGAAGTTCGGTGTCGTCTCGACCGTCATCAAGGCACTCGGCACCGTCATAACCTGGTTGTGGCAGAACATCATCCAGCCCGCGTTCTCGTTCATCGGCACGATCATCGGTGGCGTCTGGAACGTGGTGAAGGTCATTTTCAACGCGTGGATGACCATCTTCCGGGCCGTCGGCGCGGTCGTGATGTGGTTGTGGAACAACGTCATCACCCCGGCCTTCAACACCATCGGCACCGTGATCTCTACCTGGTGGTCCGGGGTGCAGATCGTGTTCGGGTTCTTCCGCGACATCCTGGTCACCGTCGGCGGCTGGGTGTGGGACATGGTCGGCCGGGTGGTCGGGTTCTTCACTACCTTCGCGACCGGGATCCGGGACAAGGTGGTGCAGGCGAAGGACTGGGTGGTCGAGAAGTTCAACCTCGTCATCGACTTCTTCCGCGGCCTCCCGGCCACGATGCGCGACCTCGCGGGCAAGATCTGGGACCCGATCAAGAATGCGGCGAAGGCCGTGTTCAACTCGATCGCGAACCTGTGGAACAACACCGTCGGCAAGGTCAATTTCACCGTCCCAGACTGGATTCCGGGCGTAGGCGGGAAGAAGTTCGCCATGCCGCAGATCCCGACGTTCGCCTACGGCGGCCCGGTCCGAGGGAAGGGGACCGCCACCTCGGACTCGATCCTGTCGTGGCTGTCGAACGGCGAGTTCGTGTCCCCGGCACACGCGGTCAACGCCCGCACGCTGCCGCTCCTCGAGGCGATGCGTTCCGGGTGGACACCCCCGGCATGGCTGACCGGCGCTGCGCTCGGCGGCGGTCTGCCCGGGTTCGCCACGGGCGGACCCCTGCTGACCCAGGACGAGGTCGCCCGCATGGGTGGCGGCACCGTCAACCGGTCCCTCGCCGAGGCGGTGCGCCGGCAGTTCCCCGACGTGAAGATCACCTCGGCGAAGACCGACCACTTCGACGACGGCGGCTACCACCCACGAGGAATGGCCCTCGACCTCGACAACCGCGACGACGTCGCCGCGTGGCTGTTCGCCAACCGCAAGGCACTCGACCTCGGCCAGATCATCTACGGCGGCGGCGACGGCCAGTGGAACTACTACAACATCGGCGGCACCGAGGCATCGGGCAAGGACGCCATCCCGATCTACGGCTCGGAGGTGGTGTTCGGGCAGCACTCGGACCACATCCACGCGATGGCGAACAAGGAGGTTCCAGCGGCCGCGCTCGGCGCAGGACCGAGGCCGGGCTTCGACACCGGCACCGGGACCGGCACTGCGCCGGGTGGGCTCGGCAGCGGCGGGGGTGGTGCGTCTACGCCGATCGGATCTGGGCTCGGTGGGTCGTGGGGCAACTCGGGCGGCCAGTCGGCGTTCAACTCTGCTGCGGAGGCCGACAAGGGCGGCGTGATCCCGGTCTGGGTGGAGAACTGGCCGGCGTCGCTGGGTGGCGGCGGTGCGGGCGCGCCGACGTCGCTGGGTGGCGGTGACCCGTCCGCGCTGCCCGCTGGCGGAGGGAACGCTGGCGGCGGTGCGATCCCGGCAGGTGCGGGTATCGGGAAGCTCAACCCGAACTCGAGCAAGCAGGAGGTCGCCGACGCCATCTACTGGGAGGCCCGCAAGCGCGGTTACTCCCACGACGAGGCGATCGCGATCCTCGCGCACGCCCGCGGCGAGTCGAACTTCGATCCGAAGGCGATCGGCGGAGGCGGGGCGTGGCATGGCGTCTTCCAGCAGGACGAGAGCTACCCCGGGCGTGACGACCCGAACCAGAACATCGGGGAGTTCTTCAACCGCCTCGAAGCGAAACGCAAGTCGCCCGGCGCGTCCGACGACATCTGGAAGAACATCTTCTGGCTGCAACAGCGACCGGGCGAGTCGAGTGCGGATGCGGCGTTCACCAACGGCCGCCAGGAGTACCTGACCGCGGAGATGAAGCCCCACGAGGGCGAGGCGCGCAAGCTCGCTGAGGAGGCTGCGAAGCGTGCTCCTGCGGCGCCTGCTCCCGCCCCCGCTCCTGCTCCTGCGGTGGACCCGACGGCGCCGACTGACGTCGCCCCGGTGACACCGTCGGACACCCCGTCCCTGCGGCCCACTGAGGACCCTGGGAACGGTTACAACGTCGGCCAGGGCGACGGCGGCGCGACGAAACGGGACCCGCAGGAAATCACGATCGGCGGCGGCACGCTGTCGTCACAGCTCGGCGGGTTGGTGAAGACTGCGCTGCACAACGGGATCGACGACTTCATCGCGGCGAACCCGGGGCTGCTCGGCAACTACGACAACACGAAGGGCACGTCGCTCGGTGACCGTGCCGGCGGTGTGGCGTCGTCGGCGCTCTCGGGTCAGCTCGGGTCCGCGCTCGGTGTCTTCGGCATGGACGTTCAGCCGCCGATCCTCGACGCCGTCGGCGCCTACATGCAGGACAACCCGCGCGACAAGGGCCAGGACGGCACCGCCACGAAGAAGGACCTCATCGACCTCGTCGACGCGTTCCTCCGCGGCGGACCCATGCAGGTCATCGTGAACAACCCCCAGGACGGAGACGACGTCGTGCGCAAGGTCGACCAGGACCGCCGCCGCCGGATGAAGAGGTACGTGAACAAATGACGTGCGCCCCGGAAGTTTCCAACATCCGCATCGTCGGCTGCGACGACGGCGATATTCATCCGATCCACGGCGAGGACGCCGGCACCACCGGCGTGAAGCTCCTCAAGGGTGGGTTCACCGACCTCTTCGAAGCGCCGGTCCGGGTCATCGAACGCACCCCGGTGAAGATGGACGGCGGAGTGTTGCGGGCGGTGAAGACCGCGATCATGGAACCAGTCCTCACCGTCGGCATCAGTAAGAAGCTGGTCAACGAGACGTTCGGGTTCATCGACAGCTCGATTCGCGAGGCGTTCTCCTTCGAACTCGACCCCTACTACGAGCAGTCGAAACTCGCGCGGATCGAGTGGGAGACAGAAGAATCGACTCGCTGGATCGAGGTCGTGCTGACCGCCGGCCAGTCGTTCGAAGCCGAACTGATGCCGCAGCACCACGGGTCGTGGATCTGGGAAATCCACCTGAAAGCCTATGACCCGTTCTGGCGCGAGGAGGACGACGTCACCGCCGTCGAGTTCACCACCCCGGGAACGAAGACCGTGGCGGTATCGAATCCGACCGGCGTCGACATGGCACCCACCTGGGTCACCACCCGCGGACAGGTCCGGCTCCCGGACAACACCTGGTCCGGACGACAGTGGGACCGCGCACCGGGCGGCGCCTACCCGACGCGAACCCTGCTGTACCCCAACATCACCACCTCGATGGGCGGGCTCGTCGCAACGCCCGAAGCAGGCAAGGTGCCGGTCCGGGATGCGTTCGACCACAACTTGGTCGGGCAGATGCCGGTCCCGGGTGACTTCCCGAAGAACCTGGTCCCGCGGTTCACCCAGGACCAGAACCTCACGGTCCAGGCGGTGCAGGTCCCGGCCGGCGGCATGCGTGTCGAGTGCCATCAACCTCGGCGATTCCGGAAGCCTTGGGGGCGAGTATGAGTGCCTTCCTGACGAAAGAGGCCAAGGCGACCGTGCAGGCGCGCGCGGCCCGTGCCGTGGCGGCGATGGACGACTACGAGTCGCAGTCGCTTCTCGACCAGTGCAACGCGATCCTCGAAGCCACTGAGCAGGCCGAGAGGGATGAGGCGCGGTCCCGCCGCGAAGACCCGATCCTGCGGCTGTGGGATGCCGAGTGGCACCTGCAGCATGTCGCCACCGATGTGTTGTCGTACACGTTCGAGTGGGTCGACAACGACACCGGCACAGCAGAAATCGTGGTGCTCGCCGACTCGCCACTCGGTCAGTGGATGCTCGACTTCGAGGGCCGCGACCTCCGCGAGGAGGGCGTGAACGTCCACATCACCGCCGACTACGTCGGGGCTCGGTGGGGCGGCCGCATGGAAGACGTGTCGGTCGAGCTGACGTCGACCGGCGACGAAGTGATCACCGCGACGTTCCTCCACGACTACGAAAACCTCAAGTGGATCGAGTGTTTCCCGTCGCCGCTGTTCCCGGCGATCTTCCAGCTGCGCGCCTGGATCCTCCTCGGCCCGGTCAACTGGTGCGCGCTCACCACCCTGTTCCTCAACCTGATGCGCGACGAGACGCCACTCACGATCCCCGACGACCCCATGGACCTGGGCGAGTGGACCGAGGGCTTCGACGTCAACACCTGGCAGATCGTGCCGAACCCCGTGAGCTTCACCCAGGCGATGGCCTCGGGCGTGCTCTGGGGAATGCCGATCATCCGAATGAAGTACTGGCACGACGCCTTCCACGCCATGATGGACGACGCCGAGCTGTCGGTGCAGGCCGACCGCTGGCTCGAGGGCGACGATCTACCGTGGGAGGACGCGAACCTCCGCAACGGCGCGCTAGTCATCTCGATCGCCGACAAGTCCGGCCGCTACAACACCGGCACCAGCATGGGCGGCAACCTGTTCGGCGGCCTGCTCAACACGATCGACCAGTTCACCTCCGACGCCCTGGACACCACCCGCTCGCTGATCACCGGCCAGCCGATCCCGGGCGAGTACATGCAGATCGGCGCGAAGTCGACGAACAAGCGGATGCCCTACGTCATCCTCGAACCCGGCCGGACACCGGGCGTCGTGTCGGCGAAGTTCACCCGCACCCCGGAGAAGGTCGCGAAGATCATCACCGGCGGCAAGTCAGCCCCCGGCGTGAACGAGGGCATCTCCGCGCTGATACAGGCTATCGGCGACATCGTCGGAGACAACATCAACATCATGGGCTACGGCGTCGGGTCCATCGGCGGCGCGATCGACACCCTCCTCCGGCCGCTCTACACCGACACCATCCTCGCGTGGACAGACACCAAACTCACAAGCCGCGCACAGAAACTCGGCTGGTCCCGCTACGTCGAGTTCTTCCAGGAGGGCGCCGACCAGGCGTACACCCTGAACTCGCTGATGGTGATCCGCCTCGGACTGTGGGCAACCCGCCGCTGGACGTCGCACGAGGTGAAGGTCCTCGACGCCTGCCCGTGGATGGTCGGCGACAACGGCGTCGGTCACATGTGGCTGTCGGACCGCATCGGCACCACGGCGCCGCGTGACACCAGCGGCCGGGTGTGGGTCGATCGGATCAAGAAACTCGTCCTGTCGGCCGACGAGGACAACTTTCACCCCGACTGGACGATCACGGTCGGGGAGGACGCGAAGAACCGCGACCCATTCGAGGAAGCGATGGCGCGGATCCGCGACACGATGTCGGGCCTGCATGATCTCGGCGTCGTGTGACTAGGCAGGATACCGTTGAACAGTGACCTGGGTACCGGGAGGAAATCGTGGGTAGGCGCAGCAAGAACCGGCCGCCGAAGAAGCGGCAGTCGCCGATCGCTGTGCCCGATTTCCCGACCGTCGACAACTGCGACCCGGACGACCCAGACCAGTTCGCCGTCTGGGCGCTCGTCGGCCTGCCTGGGCAGAACGGGGCGCCGCTACCGCTGCCGGTGACGATCCTGAGGCTGGTGTCGCGGCGGCTCTGGAACCTCGGCTTCCGCTATCACCCTGAGCTTCGCACGCTGAAGTATCGGAAGCCGCAGACCGACAACCCGAACTGGTTGATCTCACCGGGCGAGTGGGTGTCGATGGACGCGCCGGACGATCCGGCCGACGAGTTGTCGCCGGAGGCGCGGGAGCTCCTCGACCTCGTCGTGCGGCAGAAGGCGGCCAAGGAGAAGACGAAGGCACCGGCACCGGTGATCCCGGACGAGGACGGGAAGGTGCCCTACGTCCGGAAGGACAAGACCACGGTGATGGTCACACCGGCGCAGGCGGCGCGGTACGCGGCAGCGAAACGTGATCTCCGCAAAGCAAGAGGAGCCGACCAGTGACGACACCGAACCTCGGCCCCGACGACGTCCCCGACCATACCGACGCAGCGAACAGCGGCAACCTCTCAGACCTGCAGGGACAGGATCTCTCCGATGCCCTAGCTGGGCAGATGACCGGCCTCACAGGTGGGAGCGGGCTGGTCGGCAGCCTCATCATGGGGGCGCTCGGCGGGATTGTGGAGAACGCGCAAGGGTTTCAGCAACCGGGCAAGCGGAAGAAGTCCCTGCAGAGTGCGGCGGAGTTCGCGCAGGATGAAGCCGAGGGCGCGAGTCCCGCGGCGCCGCGACCGGTCCGCGACATAATCTCGATCATCACCGGTGTGACCGACGGCGACACCGGCCACCTCACCTCATGGGTGAGTAACCTCGGCCGACTGTTCCGCGGCGAACCGCTCGGCACCGATCCGGGTGGCTGGTTCTCGGGAGTCCTCGACTTCGGAGGCATGGACAACCGTCTCGCCGACGTCGAGGAAGCGATCGCCGATCTCGGAGATATCGCCCCAGGATCACCGACGACCCCCGCGCATGTCGCCGACATCGACGACATGGCGACGTGCGCGCGAGATGACCTGGTGGCGTGGACTGCGTCGACGTCCGGCGGCGGCCATAGCCACGGCGCAGGAACCCTCGCCGCAAACACGTCCACCGGCAACATCACAGGGTCAACGAGCAATGCGACCCCGAACATCTCCGTCGACATCAACCTAGTGCCGGCGAAGTACACACCCGCGCGCGTGCAGTTCTCCTCGGTCGCACCGGTCGACTACACCCCGATCGTGGTGGACCGCAACGGCATCGTGAAAAAGCTCCGCTGGCGAGTCGGCAACGACACGTCCATCTTCTCGATCGACGCCTACTACGTAGCCCTCTGTGTGTACAACCCAGCCAACGGGAACATCGAAAAGGTTTGGGACTCCGGCAATATCAAGGACGGAGTGGCGAACACGTCGTCGCTGCAGGAAGTCGCCGTCGATATGGGCATCGACCAGGCGTGTACCCCCGGCCAGATCCTCTTCGTTGCTCACCAGCAGATCGCGCCCGGTGTCGTCCAGGCCACGCGGACCTGGGCGTGCAAGCCGCAGCCGTCGAGCACCGCGGCCCGCCCGGGGCAGCTCCTCGACTCGTGGTACTTCCGCTCCGGGAACCAGGGGTCGATTCCGTCGTCGATCGCGCTGTCCTCGCTATCCAGACGAAACGACTGCATCCCCTGGGCCGCGGTCTCAGTGGACACGGCAGGTGAAGCGTGATGATCACAGCCAGCAACGTCGCTGACTTCTACGACGCGGGGGACGGCCACTTCTGGTGGCACGACCCGGCAACCGATGCCCACCTCATCAGCGATGTCTACGAACCACCCGTCGACGGGGCTGTCTACCTCATGCCCTGGGACAACTCCTGGTTTGCCCAGTGGGACGGCGACTGGGAAGCCGCGACCGAGCAACTGAACTCACTGATCGACGAGGAGACCGTCTGATGGCAACTATCACCTTCACAGTGGACGGGCCCGAGTCCCGCGGAGGAGGGCTCGCGACCTTCACACCACGCGTCGACATGACCGTCGACGGCGTGCTCGTCACCCCGGGCAAGTCGTGGCGCGACGTTCCGTACACCTTCAACGTTCAGGCCGAGACCGACCTACCGGAGGGGCAGTGGTGGATCCGCGGTATCGACAAGCACCGGTACCCGATCGACGTCACCGGTCCCGCGGACGTCAAGGACCTCATCGTGCACGGGCTGCCGGACAATGCGCCGGCAACGACGCTGTCGCAAGCGGCGGCGGCGTGGCTTGAAGCCAACGTCGATACCGAGGTGACCGGGCCGCTCGTGGAAGGAATCCTGGCCGACCCGGAGTCCGCTGCGAGAGGTGTGCTCGACGGAGCTTATGTGCGGGTGGTGGAGACCGACGGCTCACCAGTGACCGACCAAGTCGCCCGCATCGTGCGCGACGCAAACGGCGACATCGACGACATCATCTTGGAGGACATCTGACATGGCACTCGCAAAAGGTTCCGACCTCACGAGCGGTGAGCTACGCGGCCTGGCCGCCGGCCTCGTCCCGGTGCGCCTGACCGGTGCGCTGACCAACTACAACGGCGGCACCGGCGGGTCCGCGGTCGTGCCCGAAAACCCCGACGGATCGGGCGAGGCCGCCGGATTGACGTGCAACGCGGGCACACAGGCCGCGTCGATCTATCGGGATCGGGTAGCCGGGCGAGTGATCGGGGTGCGGGTGCGCCGCGACCAGAACACACCTCCATTCGACATCGTGGTCGACGGCGAAGTGTTCCCGATCGACAACCCTCGACTTCTGATCAACAACCGCTCCTCGCCTGGATCGGACCTGTTCTCGCCGATCGTCGTGCCCCGCGTGTTCGACGACGGCTACCACAACGTCGAGATCCACCTCGTCTCCCACCCAGATGGGGTGACTGCCCGGACGATCCGCCTGTTCGGCTGGTCTGCCGAAGCCTCGGCGGGCTACAACCAGGAGAACCAGCGACTCTCACTGCTGTACCCGTCGAACACGACTCTCGGCACGTCCACATCGTCGGTCCCCTTCACCGGGACGGTCGGGCGGTTGTGCTTCCAGAACACCGACACCGCCGCCCACGATGTGACGTTGACCCGCCTGGACGGCACGACCCCATGGGTGACGATCCGCATCCCCGCCGGCGAAGACGCCCAGTTCCCCGACGGCGGGTTCCGTCCCCCGCTGAAACCGACTGGCGTGAACTGGCGCTGTGATACCGCCGGCGTCGTCCGCGCTTGGGCAGAAGGAGCCTGACATGACTGAGACCCTCACCGCGCTCGGTGATTCGCAGACCGACTACGCCGGATACGGCGTGCCGCCGTCGAAGACGTGGACCTACCGCCTCGCCGAAGAGATCCGCGCCCGTGGCGGCGACGTCCGGTCTCGCGCCTTCGGCATCCAGGGTGACCAGACTCTCGCGGGCCTCAACCGCGTCGACGTGTGCCTGATGTACGACACCCCGGCCCTGGCGCTGCTACCACTGGGCGTCAACGATCCGGTCGCCTCACCGTCCGCGCTCACGTCGGCGCAGACCATCGACTACATCACCGCCACGATCATGGCCCTGCGCCACGGCGCGACCGGCCCCGGAGCTGGTCTCGGACAAGGCGTCCACGTGGCCGGACAGGCGAACCTCCCCGCGACGGGGGGACTTGGTCAGCGCTACGTCGTCCTCGACGACACCTCCACCACCGGCGGCAGGGCGGCGACCAGCCCCGGCCACGCGGCGACCATCACTGGGTCGGTGGCCGCCGACGCCAACGGCAACAAGGTGACGGTGTGGGAGTTCCGGCAGACGCAGGCCGGCGAGTTCGGGTGGGGGCGAGTGGCTGTGCGAACCTCACCCCCGACGGTGGTGCCCCGGTGCGCGGTGATCACCCCGCCGTACCGCAACTTCACCACCGGCGGCGACACACCGAGCACCCCGTTGGCGATCAACGCGACACTGCGGGCCGCCCAAGAATCGGCGGCCTCGGTGTTCGACGCCAGCGTGGCGTTCCTCGACGTGTACGCCCGGATGCGCCAGCGCATCGTCGATGGCGTCGACCTCGACTTCTCGGCGGTCGCCTACAACCAGGCCCGGTCGTGGACCTACATCGAGAACAACCAGCACCTCAGCACCTACGGGCACGACGCGTTCGCCCAAGGTGTGCTGGCCGAGCTCATCGCCGACCGCCCGACGTGGCTGACCAATCTAGGAGCGACACTGTGAAGACCCCCATGACCGGCCCGGTCGCCAAGAACCTCATCCACGGACAGCAAGCCGTGACGACCGCTGCCGCCGCGCTGCCGTCGAACCTGTTGGTCAACGGCGTCCGAGTCCGCAACGGCGGCACCACCGAGGTCGTCTACGTCGGGAAGTCCGGCGTCACCACGGCGACCGGCTATCCGCTCGCGCCGGGTGAGTCGGTGCACCTCCCGGTCGACAACACGAACCTCGTATTCGTCATTGCCGGGGCGACTGGCTCCACGATCAGCTACGTCGGAAACTAGGAGGGCCACCGTGTTCGAATTCGACATCGACACCAGTCTGGGACTGTGTGAGTTCCCTGGATGCAGCCAGTGGGCGACGACGGTCACCGAGCGGACTGAGCATTGGCTGGCAGACCCCGAGTTGTCCGACGACGGCTGGGCCAACGTCTGCACCGACCACGCACCGGCCAGCTAAATCTCGATCTTGGTGTTCTCGTCGGCGACGTCGGCGAAGGCTCGAGCGGTCGCAAGGAGCGCGACGTCGTTGCCGCCGCCGGCTGTGTTCCCGTGCGCGAGTGCGTGCTCGGTGGTTCGCAGCCGGGGCCAGAACTCGGCGGCGCGTTCGGAGACCTGCCGGACGCCGATCCCGGACGAGACGGCGACGAAGTGGAGCCAGATGTCGTCGGCTCGTGGGCACACCTCGGTGAACTTGGTCCCGGATCGTCGGAGTAGTTCGATCATCGTCTGGTCGTAGAGCACGCCTGAGACGCCGGTGGCGAAGTGGTTGTAGCTGCTCGTGGCCGATGAGCACAGCGGCCATTCGACATAGGGTGCGTCGGTCTTTGTCCATGCGCGGTAGGCGACGACGTCGCCGGGGTTGCGCTGGTAGCTGGCGAGAAGCCCGGCGAGCCACCACCGCGGGTAGAACACGTCATCGTCGGCGGTCACCATCATCTTGCGCTGATGGGTGGGACCGACGTGCTGGCTGTACGGGTACCACTTCTTGTGCGGTCCGGAATTCTCGCATGGCCGTACTTCCAGGCCGCGCCGCATCAGCCGTCGCAGCGGCTTCGGCGGGTTGGCGAGAACATCAGCCTCATCGATCCAAAGGATGACCCGTTCGGGGCGGGTACTTCCGACGCCGATGGACTCGATGGTGAGGTAGACCTCGGCGGTACGCGGGCCGTAGGTGGTGAGCGAGACATCCACGCCCGAGCCGGGTTCGACTATCCGTCGGCGCGCTACCCGATTCCATGCGGCCAGCGCCGCCGTCAGGATGGTGATCTTGACCTTCGCGACGAGCCACGCCCATCGGTCGTTCGGGATCGCGACACCGTCGTTCCAAGCAAAGACGCGTAGGCGCGCGAGAACGTCAGTCAGGTAGGGGCTCACGCAGCGATTGTTCGGTTCCCGGCCACCATTCGTTATCCGCAAGCGCGGTTTTCAATCGTTCGGACTACACGGGCAAACCGCCCATAACGTGAAGTATGAGGCGGCCAATTCTGTGGCGCGCGCAGTGATCTGGGGGTAGAAACGAGGTCGGCCCCGGCGGTGTTGGTAGCACCGACCGAGGCCTTGCCACCCGTTCAGCTCTGACCTGAAGGATGACCGTGCCTCACGCTACAGAGGCGTGCGTTCTCGCGCGCGCCGACCTCGATCTCTACATCGAATCGTTCCTCGCCCGCTGGGAGAACCCCAACACCCGCGACGCCTACCGCGCCGACCTCGTGATGTGGCTGCGGTGGTGCGAGCAGCACGACAAAGACCCGATCGGCGACGCCTCGCGACCGCTGGTGGAGATGTGGATGCGCTGGCTGCGCGACGAGCGCGGCAACTCCGCGGCCACCATCAACCACCGCGTCGGCACCCTGGGCCAGTTCTTCGAGATCGCCCTCGACGACGACCTCGTACGAAAGAACCCGTGCCGCCTCGCCCGCCGGCCGAAGGCACAGCCCAACCCCGATCAGCGGATCGCGCTGACCCGCCCGGAGTTGCAGCGCCTCGAGGCCGTCGCCGCGGCGTCGTGCCCCGCCGATCACGCACTGGTGATGCTGATGGGCTACTGCGGACTACGAGTGTCCGAGGCGTGCAGCCTGGACGTCACCGACTGCCACGAGATCGCCAAGGCGCACCGGTGCGTACGGTTCGTCGGCAAGGGCGGCCGGCCCGCGCTGGTGCCGATGCCTCCGGCGGTGCAGCGCGCCGTCGACGCCGCGATCGCAGGTCGCACCGAGGGCCCGCTCATCCTCCGCCGCGACGGCTCCCGAATGACGCGCCGCTCCGCCGACCGGGTCGTGAAGCGACTCGCAAAAGCTGCCGCGATCACGAGCGTCAAGGTCTCGCCGCACACCCTGCGGCACAGCTTCGTGGTCTCTGCGCTCGACGCCGGCGCGGCGCCGCGCACCGTGCAGCTCTCGGCTCGCCACGCCGACATCTCTACGACCCTGTCGACGTATGACCGGGGACGTCAGGCCCTCGACGACCATGCCGCCTACATCGTCGCCGGGTACCTCGGGTCGGTGGCGTGATGCAGAAGGTCGCGGGCTGACCGTCATCTGGGCAATCGCCGTCTATTCTGGCTGTAGCTGCTGGCCGAGGGCCGAGTGAACCCCGTCGTGAAGGGACACTCGGATGGCGCAGCGATTCATGCCGCTACAGGCAGGCACGATGGTGACTTCGCCATACGGTCCCCGAGACGGCGGATTCCACGGCGGTACAGACTTCGGTAAGACCGGAGGGTCCGCTGGGCTCCCGGTTTACGCCTGCCAAGCAGGCACGGTCATTCACGCTGGCGCCGCGACCGGTTACGGCGGCCCGGACCCCGCCGGCTGGTTGGTCATCGATTCCGACGACGAGCAGGGCTCCGGCTGCGTTGAGTACGGCCACATCATCCGTGAGGTCGCCGAGGGCGCGAAGGTCGCCGCGGGGCAGCGCATCGGCCGGATCAACCCGGACCGCACCACGAACGGCGGCGTCGCACCGCACCTTCACCTGACGGTCTGGAAGTACGCCTACGGCGGCGAACGCGTCAATCCCATGGTCTGGCTCGCAGGGACCCCGCACGTCGGCCAGACCCCTGCGCCGGCCCCGAAACCCGCTCCGCCAGCTAAGGAGACCACTGTGGCAGTCAGCTATGGCGTCACCCATCGGATCGCCGCCGGAAACGACGGCGACCGCAACCGCGACGACTACCTCGTTCCGCACACACAGGAAGGCGGCGTCGGTGACGCCGTCGGCCTCGCGAACTACTGCAAGAACAACGGGGTGAGCTACAACGCCGCCGTCGACGACGAACGCACCGTCGAGATGGTGGCACCCGGCAACGCGCCCTGGGCGGCGGTCGCCGCCAACGAGCTCGGCGTGCACGTCTGCGCGGCAGGTTCGTTCGCGTCCTGGTCCCGCGGTCGGTGGCTCTCGTCCGACGCCGCCGACGGGTTGAACGAAGACAAGATGCTGTGGCGCATGGCGCAGTACTTCGCCGCGGCCGCGCAGCGATTCGACATTCCCGTGAAGCTGACAGGTGCGAAGGCGTACGCGTCGGGCAACTGGCCGACCGGCCGTGGTATCGCTGGGCACGTCGCGTTCGGCGCCCGCGGCGGGGGGCATTCCGACCCGGGCGTCGGGTTCCCGTACGACGTCCTGATCCAACGAATCAACTGGTTGCTCGCACCTCCCGCGCCCGTGCCCAACCTCATCAACCGCGAAGCCGACGCCGCGAAGGCATGGCTCGGCGCACGCCTCAACAAGGACGAACAGCGAATCCTGGCTGGCGGCAGAGAGATCGGCCGACGCGTGGAGTTCGCCAACGGCCAGATCTACTGGCGCGCCGGTGCCCCCGCTGCGTACGCGATCCCCGAGGGTGGCATCTGGGAAGAGTTCGCCCGCCGCCGATGGGAGCAGGGCCTCGGGTTCCCGGTCCGCCGGCACGAGGTGTTCTCGTGGGGCGGCAATCAGTCCTTCGAGCGCGGGACGCTGTTCGTTTCGAAGAAGGACCTCGGTATCCCGCCGGCACTGGTGCACGGCGAGATCGGCAAGCGGTACGCGCTCATGGGTTGGGAGACAGGGCCTCTCGGTCTCCCAACCAGCGACGAGCAGAAGGTGCCGAACACAGACAACATCGTGCAAACCTTCCAGCACGGTGACCTGCGGTGGTCGCCGACCGGCGTCATCGTCAATCTCACGAAAGGCGCGAACGCATGACCTCCGACCTCACCGGCCCCGCCCAGGCGGCGCCACGCACCAACCCCGCGGTCTTGTTCGTCGAGGACCTCCTCGAGCGAGCGGTGAAGACCTTCGCCCAGCTGCTCCTGCTGTTCCTCGTCGGCGGCGTCACCGTGATGTCCGTGCCGTGGGGGACTGCTTTGCAGGCCGCTGCGATCGGCACGGCCGCAACCGTTCTCCTCGCGCTGCTCGACCGGACGATCACGTCGCCGAACCCGACCATCGAAGCGCTCATCCGCGCCGGCCGTACGTTCATCGCCGCGTTCGCCGGGGCGCTCCCTGTGGTGCAGGACGCCGCCAACGCTCCGACGTTCAGCAGCGTGCACTGGGGCGAGATCGCCGCCTACGCAGGAACCGCCGCTGTGTTGTCGCTGCTGACGTCGTTCGCGTCGCTGCCGGCCGGACCCGCGAAGGGCTCGCCGACCCTCGCACCCGTCGTCTAGCCGATGCCGTCATGGTTGACGCCGAGCGCGATCTCCGATGTCAGCATCGTCGGTCTCATCGGGATCGTCGTCGTGCTGTTCATGTGGGCGTTGCTCACTGAGCGGATCGTGCTCGGCGTCACCCACAAGGAACGCACAGGCGACCTACGGGACCGCCTGGCCAAGGCCGACGCCCGCGCAGTCGAAGACGCGAAAGCGATCGGCACGCTGACAACCGCGCTCACTGAGAAGAACGCGAGCGACCAGGCCAACGCGCACTTCATGCAAGCCGTGCGCGACGTCATCCAAGGAGAGCTCGGGGCCGCTCGCCGGGATGGAGGGGCCACATGATCCGTTGGCCGTGGTCGCGGCACGAGGACCGCGAGGCCGCGCGCAGAGATACGCGGCAGTACGAGATCGAAGCAGAGAAGGCGGCGCAACGTCGCGAGGCCGCCGAACGGTTGGCGGCCGAGTCGAAGGCCAGCACCGATGCACTGCGTGAACAGATGCGATTGAACGGGTGGACAGAGATGTTCGCCGCGTCGTGGGGTGGCCGCGGCGCCGCGCAGGAAGGTCGAGGGTGAGCGAACCGCGACGGCTGGTACTCAAGGGTGCCGCCTACATTCTGGTTTTGTCCGGAGTAGCCACGACGGTCGTGTGGCTGCTGAACGTTTTCTTTCCCGGTGTGCCGGACGAACTCTGGGGCGACGCCTGCCTGATGGCGATCGCCGTCATGATGTCGTTGTTCGGGCTCACGTATGGGTTCCGGTCGCCGTGGTGGACGAACGACGTCGGCCGGATCTTTCTGTGGAAGTCGACGATCGTATCGGCGCTGTTTCTGCAGGTGGCTCTCTCGTCGTTCACCGACTCGGAGTACCCGGGTCGCGACTATGTGCGGCCGGTGCTGTACACGCTCGGCTTCATCTCCTACATCGCCATGGAGGTGTCGCTGCTGCATCGTCAGCAGGCCGACCGTGCACGAGCTCGTGAGGTGGCTGACCGTGCCGAGAGTTGAGCGCTTGGTCACGGTCTGCGGGATCGGCGAGGTTCCCGGCCAAGACCTACTCGGCCAATTGCGGCGTGCGCTACCAGAGTTCGAGCACGTCTTGGTGCAGTGGTCTGCGAGCTATGGGTTCGTGAATCCGCGTCGTGATCCGTTCGGGCCGGCGTTCACCAGGTCGATGGCCGACGGCATCGCGAAGACCCGGGCCGCACTGGACGGCGGACTCGCGGTCGCCGCCGCGTTCTCCGGCGGGGCAGGAGTACTCGGACACGTCGCCCGGGACGGTCACCCGAACCTCGTTGCCGCGGGCCTCGTCTCGGACCCGTTCCACCCTGACGGCGGGATCGCCGGCCACCGCCTGATCCCGACCAGCGTGCCGGTGAGGTGGGAGACCAACCCCCGGGACGTGATCTGCGCGTGCCCAGACGACTCGCCGCTCGTCGAGTTCGCGAAGGTGTCGGCGGCGTTCTCGCTCGCCGACCCTGCAGCGTGGGGTGTCGACGTCCTCGCGAAGCTGCGGGCCGGTCGCCTGCATGGCGCGTTCCGGTCGTGGAATGTGTTCGCCGAGCTCGCACGCTACAACCGGGCGATTGCGGGCGCGGCAGGCTATCTGGGTGTTGACCCGGCGACGCTGCGGCGGGTGCCGTCGGAGCACACGGTCTACAACTGGAAGCGTCCGTACCGGGGTCGCACGTACCTCGAGGAACTGGCGGTGTGGCTTCGGATGCAGGCTGAGCGGGAAGCCACACGCTGACCTCCGAAACGTGGGTTACAGTTGGAACTGTTACACCACGACGGAGAGACGAGTAGATGAGCCTGCGCGCATACGGCTGGACCAACGACGGCAAGATCGTGGACTCCGAAGCCGACGAGATCCGATCCTGGGCCCAGCACGTCATCGACGGCGGCGCTATCCGCCCCCTCGTCGCAGACCTCAACGACCGCGGCGTCGCGACCGTCACCGGCAAGTCCTGGGCGGCGCCGACGATCACTCGGGCCCTGACCGCGCCCCGCATGATCGGGATGCGGGAACGCGACGGCGAACTCGAGGACGCACCCATCGAACCGATCCTCGATCGCGAAACGTGGGACGAGGTCGTCGCGATCCTCACCGACCCGGCGCGGAAGAAGTTCGCCAGTCGGAAGAACCCACCGACCCTGCTGGCCGGGCTGCTGCGCTGCGCGAAGTGCGGCCGCAACCTCCACGCCACCGGACCCTCGTACGCCTGCTCCGCACGCTACGGCGGGTGCGGCGAGATCTCTGCGTCACAACGCCTCGCGGACAACGAAGTGACCGAACGCGTCCTCATCCGCATCACCGGCGACGAATGGCTCGCCGCCCTGTCCGACGCCCGCCGCGAGTCGGCCGAGACCTTCGAGACCACCATCGCCGAGGCCGAGAACCGGATCGTCCACCTGGCCGAGGTATTCGGCGAGGGCGGCAACCAGCAGGCGTTCGACGCCGGCGTCGCGAAGGCCCGCGAGGTCGCCGAGGAAGCGCGCGGACGGATCGCGCTACTCGACGCGACGGCCGCGCTCCCCGCCGCGGTCACCGACGCCGAGATCGTCCAGTGGTGGACCGACGCCCCTATCGACACACGACGGCAAGTCATCCGTGTAGTCGTCGACCACATCGACGTGCGCGCGAAAGCCGACGCCGAACCCGGAGCCGGCGTCGGCGACCGGATGCACTTCCACTGGGCCTAGGGGCAGTAGTTCGTGGTCTTCGTCGACACGCCCTGCTCCTCGAGCGCGCTGGCGATCGCCGGGTAGTCGGAGTGGTAGTCGGCGAACACGTACGAGGTCCCGTCCGTCAGGACCTGGAAGCCGGGATCGATGTAGCCCTCGCTGCAGGCGCGTGCCCTGAGGGTTGCTGACTCTGACCAGTCCGACGAGAGCGAAAACGACACGCCGTTCAGCGTGCAGTCCTGCTCGCCCGCGCGGCTCCCAGCGTTACAGCTGGCGCCGGCAGTGGTGAGCGCGTCCTCCATCGACAGATCGGCGTCCACGGTGGACGTTGCAACCGTCGTCGAGGTTTCGGCAGCCGGGGAGCTCGTTGTGGTCGTGGCCGCTGGGGTCGTCGTTGACGTGGACGTCGATGAGTCGGCAGCGTTCGGCGTCTCGGTTCCGGAGCAACCGGCGAGCGTCAGCGAGGCGAGAACAGCAGTCAGCAACAGGAATCCGCGAGTCTTCATGCCCGCGAATGTAGCCCACGCTATCGGGAACCACGGGCGGATCGGACCCTAGGCGGCGGAGTTCATCGCTGCCCGCACCTCGTCCTCGTCCACCGCTGTGTACCGCTGGGTGGTCGCGAGCGACGCGTGCCCGAGGAGCACCTGGACCGCCCGCAGGTTCCGCGAACCGCGGTACGCGCGCGTCGCGAACCGGTGCCGCAGCGTGTGCATCGTCCAGCCGCCCGGCAGAGCTTCGGCGCACAGCGTTCCGACCCACCGCGGTGACAGGTGTCCGTTGTCGCTCCCGGGAAACAGATATCCGGACCGTGGGGCTCCCGGAGTGTGACCAGCAGCGCCGGCCTCGATCAGTAGCGCGATCTCGTCGCTGATGGGGATGACGCGAATCTTGCCGCCCTTGCCGTGGACGCGCAGCATTGCCCCGCCGATGCCGTCCTCGACGTCAGTGGTCGACACGACCGCCACCTCAGCGCGCCGAAGGCCAAGCTCGCACGACAGCCGGAGCATGAGCTGAACCCGCTTCTCCGGCGTCTCGAGCGCGACGTTCACCACTCGGTCAGGCGCGGGGCGCGGAGCGGGCACAGACGACTTGACGATGGGTAGGTGCTGGGCAGGGTTCTCCGGTATGTGCCCGACCGTGTGGGCCCAGGTGAAGAACGAGACGGCCGCATTCCGGTGGCCGCGCCTGGTTTCGAGCGCCCAGGTCTGCGCGGCGTGGTAGTCGGTGATCGCGTCGCGGGTGACATCGGATGGGTCGCCTTCGAGCGCGCGAGCCAATCGCTCGAGCTGCTGACGGCGAGTGTTGATCGTGGTGTCTGGTTGGCCGGCCGCTCGTAGGTGTCGGAGGAATCCTCCGATCAACGGCTGCCATGCAGCCGGAACGAACTTCGCCTTTCCCGTGTTGCGCGTGTTGTTCATGGGAATAATGTTGTTCATCACCGTCTTGTACGGTGGTGCCGTTTTGACTATTTCGTTACCAATTCTCATGCGGCCGCAGGCTCCGCAACCGCAGGTTTGGAGTCGGGTCGCTCCGTGCGCTCAGGAAGCGGAATGACCTGCGACGATCCGCGGGTGCCGACTGCCCCTGCAAGCTGGCGAACAGAAGGTTTGGGGTTCGAATCCCTACGGGCGCACCCATCGTCGCCCTCCGGCCCAGGCTGGGGGGCGACGCCTGTTTCTAGCCACTTCACATCGAAGCCGGTCGCCAACGCCCACGCGTTGAGGACGACCTTGCGGGGAGCGTTCTTCCCCTTCTCGGCCGCCGACACGGTGTTACGTGAGACGCCCATGCGCTCCGCGAGTGACTGTTGCTCCAGTCCCGCTTCCTCCCGTGCGATCCGCAGCCGGTGTCGCAACGAAATTTCAGGGACCCGGCCTGATTCGTATGCAGTGGTCATGAGCCAAATAGTATGCGTGACCGCGCAAACTTGCAATACACACGTTATCCCGAACGATTGCGCGTGGTCGCGCAAGCGCCTAGTTTTGTGCGTATGCACGATCACGCTACGAAAACACTATCGGCGTCAGCCGCCTCCACCGAGTCCGGAATTCCAAAGCGAACGATCCTCTACGCCATCCAGACACGCAAGCTCCGCGCCGAGAAGCTGCCGGGAGCCGGGTATGTGATCCGGCGCCGGGACTTCGAACGGTGGCGCGAGAGCCGGGAGCAGGTGGCTTCGTGAGCGCCGACGCAACAGCGCTCCTCGAGCGCGTGCGAGCCCGCCGTGCGGCCGAACCCGACCTCGTCCCGTCCGGGCCGCCGTCCAAGGCCCAAGCCCGACGCGCGGCCGGCCTCATGTGGCCCACCGCCCCTGGGAACGAGGAAGCCGGACGGTGATCGCGGGGGTCACCACAACCCCGTGTATGCGAACCGTCCGGCCTCGAGTCACGTCGGAGAGAAGTGACGCACTCACGATACCGCAGCCGAGCTGCGATGCGCCGTGTCGTGAACACGGCCACGTTTCCACCCTTCCCTCGCTCTCGAGGAGCCTCGAATGCCCCGGATGTTCGTCGACGCCTACCAACTCAGCCAGCAGGACCGGGAGGCGTACGAGGACTACTGCGAGAACGTCGCGGAGCGTCGCGCTGACGACTTCGTCCCGGTCGACGACTTCGACCCCATCCCCTGGTAACCACCACAACCGAGAGGGGAGTCCCGTGAACGGACCCCAGCACTACCAAGCGGCCGAACGCCTTATCGAGGAGGGTCGCGAGACCGTGGCGAAGATCGCCGCGGTGCATGAAGACCCGATGACCATGGACGAGGTACGCGCTCGGCGCGACGACCTCGGCAAGAGAGCGATGGGGATCTGGGCGCAGGCGCAGGCCCACGCGACCCTTGCCCTCGCGGCCGCGACGGCGCTGTCAGGCGTGATCGGCCACAACCTCGCACCGTCACATCCGGCCAACCAGCTCGCCCACGACGCCGAGACCATCCACGCGGTCAACGCCTGGCATGAGGCGGCGGCACGGTGACCGACGATCACGACGTCACCCGCGAAGACATCGACGACCACCTCGACTGGGTTGGTGCACCGTGACCGCCACTGAGATCGTTGAGGACCTACCCGACACCGAGTACCACGCCGACCGTCGATCGCTGTCGGTGTCCGGCGCGAAGATGCTGCTGCCGCCGTCCACCCCTCAGAAGTTTCGGTGGGCGATGGACAACCCGCGGAAGGAGAAGCGGGAGTTCGACTTCGGGCACGTCGCCCACACCCTGGTACTCGGCACGGGTTCGGAAATCGAGATCGTCGAAGCAGCCGATTGGCGCACCAAGGCTGCGAAGGAGAAGCGCGACGCCGCCTACGCTGCTGGCAGCGTTCCGATCCTCGCTCACGAATACGAGGCAGCCCAGGACATGTTCGTCGCGGTCCGTGAGCATCCACGCGCCAGCGGACTGTTCGAGGAAGGCCGGCCCGAGGTGTCGGTGTACGCCGACGACCCTGCGACCGGTGTCCGGCGCCGCGCCCGCCCCGACTGGCTCACGCACCTGCGCTCCGGGCGCCTGGCGATCGTCGACTACAAGACCACCACCAACGCCAGCCCCGCATCCTTCGCCACGTCCATCGCGAAGTACCGCTACGACATGCAATGCGACTGGTACCTCGACGTCTGCGAACAGGCCGGACTCGGCGAGAACCCGGCGTTCCTGTTCGTCGCCCAGGAGAAAGAACCGCCGTACGCGGTGTCGGTCAACGAGCTCACCGCCGACGACGTACGAGATGCGCACAGGCTCAACCGCTTTGCGATCGACCTGTACGCGCGCTGCACGGAAACAAACACCTGGCCCGGATGGGACTCGATCAACCTGATCGAGCTACCCCGCTGGGCCGCCTACGAACGAGAGGACATCCTCACCCATGGGTAACACCTACCAGCCGATCGCCGAATCGGCTCGCCCGTCCACCGAGGTCTCACAGGCCACCGCGGTCGAGCAATCCCGCGCCGTCGCCGAGGTCCAGGCCGCAGTCCTCGTCGCCCAACAGAACCGCCGCATCAAGACCGTGGCCGTCGTCGAGATGCGTGACTCCACCGCGCAGCGCAGCGTCGCTGACAAGGCGTTCTTCCGGTTCCCCCGCGGCGGCGAGACCGTGTCCGGGCCGTCGATCCACCTCGCGCGTGAACTCGCCCGCTGCTGGGGCAACATCCAGTTCGGTGTGTCCGAGCTCCGCCGCGACGACGTCAAAGGCGAATCCGAAATGCAAGCGTACGCATGGGATTTGGAAACCAACGCCCGCAACGTCACCAGCTTCATCGTGCCGCACACCCGCGACACCAAGCGGGGCGTGAAGAAGCTCACCGACATGCGCGACATCTACGAGAACAACGCCAACTCCGGCGCGCGCCGCCTGCGTGAGTGCATCTTCGCGGTCCTGCCGCCGTGGTTCATCGACGAGGCGGTCGACCGCTGCAACGCCACCCTCAAGGACGGCGGCGGGGTGCCGCTGGCTCAGCGGATCACCAACGCGATCGAGCTGTACTCCGGGATCGCCATCAGTCGCGACCAGCTCGAAGCGAAACTTGGCCGCTCGTCGAACGACTGGACCGAACACGACGTCGCGCAACTCGGCGTCATCTGGAAGTCGATCGACCGCGGCGAGGTCCAGAAAGACGAGGAGTTCGCGCCGGCCCGCGTGTCCGCCGACGACCTACCCGCCGGGGGCACGTCGAAGCGCACCACCACGACGGCCGCGCGGAAGTCGACGACCAAGACGAAAACTGCCGAGGAAAACCAGGACACTGGTGATCCACAGCCTGTGGAACCCTCTGGGGACAACACCGAGCAGAAGTACGACCGCGACAACCTGCTCAGCGCGCTCGCCGACGCGTTCACCGACCAGGCCATCACCGCCAAGCAGGAACAGCTCGACTGGCTGGCCAACCTCGTCGGCGACCGCGTCGACGCCATCACAGACCTGTCAGACGAGGAGATCGTCAACGCGATCGGCGTGCTGACCGGAAATAGCAAGTAGCCCACTCACCGCAAGGGAGCACCACCAGCATGGCCAAGGTCACGAAGATGAACGGCACCGGAGGCACATCCGAAGGGATGTACTTCAACCAGTTCTCCGGAAAGCCCACCACCCAGTACGAGTTCCCGGGCGACCCCCGCGAACACCGAGGCGACAAGTTCAAACTCGAGGTCGTCGTCGAGCTCACCAAGGTCACCTCCGACACCGTCAAGGACGGGCCCCGCGAGATCGTCAGCTACAAGGTCCTCGAGTCCAAGCCCGCGGTCCTGGTCGCCCGCGCCGACGGCCACGACCCGAACCAGACGAGCATCGACGACGTCCCGCCGCCGGACGACAACCTCGACTCCGACATCACTGAGCCGGCCGAGAAACCCAACGACGACCCGGAGCAGATCTTCTCCGCCGCCAACACCTGATGGGCGGCCGCCGCCACCAGTGGGCGGCGGTCCGCGACGCCGAGGAGCTGGCCCACACAGCGCGCACCTTCCACGCCCGCTGGGACCAGCTCCTCGCCGCCGGATACACCGACCACCAGATCCGAAACATGACCCTCCCGAAGGACTACCCGCCCGTGAAGGCCGCCGACATCCCCTACCCGCGCAACCCGCACCAGGCCCAGGGCCAAGCGCTCCGCGACGTCGACACCATCGTCTGCGACGTCCGCGACCTCGACCCAGCCGACGTGTGGCGCGAAATCTCCCGCTGGACCCCCACCCGCCTCGCGACCGCGTTCATCGCCGCGTGCGCAGCCCTCGACCGCGACGTCTCCCTCGAGGACGCACTCGACTGGGTCCGCGACCTCGACCCCACGGTCGCCACACACATCACCACACGGAGAGAAGCATGACCCTCACCCTCACCGACCTGTTCTGCGGCGCCGGCGGATCATCAACCGGCGCCGTCGGCATCCCCGGCGTCACCGTCCGGATCGCCTCGAACCACTGGGACCTCGCCGTCGAGACCCACAACTCGAATCACCCAGACGCGGACCATCTGTGCGCGGACCTGTCGCAGATCGACCCCCGATACTTCCCGACGACCGACATCCTGTGGGCGTCGCCCGAGTGCACGAACCACTCGGTGGCGAAGGGACGCAAACGCGTTGGTTCACAACCGGACCTGTTCGGCGAGATCCTGCCCGACGCTGCGTCGGAGCGGTCCCGCGCGACCATGTGGGACGTCCCGCGGTTCGCCGAGGTGCACCAGTACCGCGCGGTGATCGTCGAGAACGTCGTCGACGCGTTCCACTGGGTTCCGTTCCGCGCGTGGCTGATGGCGATGGACTGCCTCGGCTACGACCACCACATCGTCATGCTCAACTCGATGCACGCCCAGACGTTCGGACCCGGGGCGCCGCAGTCCCGCGATCGCATGTACGTCGTCTTCTGGCACAAGGGGAACCCGCGCCCGGACCTCGGCCGCGTCGTCCGGCCGAACGCGATCTGCGCGGAGTGCGGGCCGGTCGCCGCGATGCAGTCATTCAAGAAGCCCGGCAGCTCGTGGGGACGGTACCGCGCCCAGTACGTCTACCGGTGCCCGAACGTCCGCTGCCGCAACGCGATCGTCGAACCGCTGTACCGTCCGGCCGCCGACATCATCGACTGGACCCTCGAGGGCCAGCGCATCGGCGACCGCACGAAGCCGCTCGCCGAGAAGACGATGGCGCGCATCCAGGCCGGGATCGATCGCTACTGGGCGCCAACGATCATCGAGGCCGCCGGCAACACCTATGACGCCGCTAACCCGCGTCATCCCGGGCACGGCCGCCCCGACGGGTACATGCGTGCCTGGCCGATCAGCGACCCACTCCGCACCGTCCACACCACGATGTCGAAGGCGATCGCGGTCCCGGTCGAGGGCCGCGAGGGGAAGCAGGCCGCGCCCGTCGACCTACCGCTGCGCACGATGACCACCCGCAGCGAGACCGGTCTCGCGTTCATGGCCGAGCTGCGCGGCGGCGGATCGAAGCACCGGCCCGTCTCGGATCCGCTCTCGACCGTCACCGCGTCGGGCAACCACCACGGACTGGTGTCGGTCATGCGGGGCCAGTCGAAGAACCATCCGACCGACATGCCGCTATCGACGGTCTCGGCAGGTGGCATCCACCACGCACTCCTCATGCGCAACAACAGCTCCAAGGGATCGGGCGCCGAGCATTCGACCCCAGTGAGCGAGCCCGCCCGCACCATCACGACGAGCGGACACCAGTCACTCCTCGATGCCGACCGTCCGACCGTCGACATCGACGACGTCCGGTTCAGGATGCTCGAGCCCCGCGAGATCATCGCTGCGATGGACTTCCCTGGCGACTACGTCGTCCTCGGGAACCGGCGCGAGCAGGTCCGCATGGCCGGCAACGCCGTCACCCCGCCCGCCGCGCGCGACCTCGTCGGCGTCGTCGCCGAAAGCCTCGGGGTCGCGTGATGAGTGACCGCACAGGCATCGAATGGACCGACGCCACCTGGAACCCTGTCACCGGCTGCACGAAGGTCAGCGCGGGGTGTGACCACTGCTACGCCGAGACGCTCGCCGAACGGTTCCGGGGCACGGCCGGGCACTACTTCGAGAACGGGTTCGACGTCCAGCTCCGCGAGAACAAACTGCGTGAGCCGCTGGGCTGGCGGAAGCCGCGGAAAGTGTTCGTCAACAGCATGTCCGACCTATTCCACGACGCCGTCCCGGACGAGTACATCTCGCGCGTGTTCGCGATGATGGCGCTCACCCCGCAGCACACGTACCAGGTGCTCACCAAGCGCCACGCGCGGATGCGCGCGCTACTCTCTGTGCCGGACCTGTTGCGCGACTATCCGTTCTGGGAAGTGCTGGACCATCGCTGGCCGCTGCCGAACGTCTGGCTCGGGGTCTCGACCGAGAACCAGCAATGGGCCGAAATCCGGATCCCCGCGCTGCTCGACACCCCAGCCGCCGTCCGCTTCATCAGTGCCGAGCCGCTTCTCGGTCCGGTACGCCTTTGCTGCTGCATCACCGCCGGCCCCGACCTGGAAGGGCCCAGTGAGTTCTGCTGGATGCACGGCCGGTCAAGTCTCGACTGGGTAATCGTCGGCGGCGAATCCGGGCGTGGCGCACGACCGATGCACCCGCAGTGGGCGCGCGACATCCGAGACCAGTGCGTCGCGGCCGGAGTGCCGTTCCTCTTCAAGCAGTGGGGTCAGTGGGGCCTCGAAGGAGACACGGCCCACTACCTGGCCACCGACGGGACCCTCTACGCGCCCGGTGATCTGACCTATCCGGATGGACCGCGCTACGCCGACGCCCTGCGGGCGGGTCACAACCGTGGGCTGCACACCGTCTACCGCGTCGGCAAGGGTCGCGCTGGCCGCGAGCTCGACGGCCGCACGTGGGACCAGTACCCGGAGAACCGCGGAGCCACCCTGTGACCGCCATCGAGAAGTGGCCGAACAACCTCACCGGCCGGCCGCCACGCTTCGACCCCGACGCCATCACCGACCCCCTCGTCCGCGAAGAATGGCGCCACCTCGCCGACTACGGCTGGGACGACCACCGCATCGCCCGCCGCCTCGGACTCGCCACCACCACGCTCACGAAGATGGCCGAACGCCACCGACAGCGGTCTACCGTCGACAGCGACACCAGGACGCAGATAACCGCAACCACACAGGAGGCCCGCCAGTGACCACAGGACGCCAGTACGCGAAGGTGTGGTTCCGCCTCATGCGTGACCGCGACTTCACCACCATGCCCCAGTTCGACAAGATGCTGTACCTCGCGATCCTCGCCAGCGACAGCCTCAACGCCGCAGGCGTCACCCCCCTCTACTACCGCCGCTGGGCCCTCGCATGCGCCGACGACGGAACCATCCCCACAGACCGCGACGTGAAGGCCGGACTCACCCGCCTCGAGGCCAACGCCTACGTCTACACCGACGAATACACCGGCGAACTCCTCGTCAGAACCTTCATCCGCGGCGACCAGGTCGACAAGCAGCCCAACGTCCTCAAGAGCGCCCTACGCGCCATCACCGCCATCCAGTCCGACAAGCTCTCCGCCGTGCTCCTCGGCGAGTTCGACCGCGGCATCACCATCCCCCAGATCAAAGCCAAGACCGCCGAAGCGACCCGCCGCATGCAAGACCAGATGGACGCCATGGCCACCGAAGCAATCGAGCACCTCAAGTCCACATCCGAAGGGATCACGGAACCCTACCCGCAACCCTTCCCCGAAGAGTTCCCCGAAGGCTTGTCAGAACCCTTCGCGAAAGCCTTAACGGAAGGGTTCGGGCGACCTGGGAAAACAGATCCCTTCCCGGAACCCTTCCCGGAAGGGATGCCGAAACCCCCGGTTGAGGTTGTGGTTGGGGTTGAGGTTGAAACCTCACCTACCGAGGTGGTTGCGTTGGGGGAGCAGCCCGAAATCGCCGACACCGACACCGCCGACACCACCGGCGATGACTCCCCGAACGGGCCACCCCCCACCCTCGACCCCGAATGGGCCGACCGGTGCAGCGACTGCGGCGACCCGGTCTGGACCGGCGGAGCCGACGGGAAACCCCACCCGTCCGGCCGCTGCCCCAACTGCCGCGCCGACACCAGCGCCCGCAACGACCCCGAACCCCCGAGCGTCTGCGCCAACCACCGACGGAACCCGAACCCGGGCGTCCCGTGCCGCGCCTGCGGCAACTTCCGCCGAGCACACGAGCGCTGGACCGAACGCGAGAACCGACGCCGCGCCCAGTCCGGCGTCGACGCTCGCCGCACCCAAGCCGAACTCACCCGCGCCGAAATCGACGCCTGCGACCTGTGCGACGACCACGGCTACGAACTCACCAACGGCGACGGACCCAGCGGCGTCTGCCGCCACAACCCCGACCAAGCCGCCGTCAACGCCCGCGGCCGCCAACGCCTCGACGCCATCCGAGCCCAGATGGCCGCAGCCAAATCCGCCAAGACCACACCCGCCGCCGACGCCCAGCCCGAACCCGAGCAGGACCCCGAACCATGACCGGCCTCACCGACGACCAACGCGCCCGAGCCCGCAACCGCCGAGCCGCCATCGCAGCCTGCGGACGCTGCGACCCCAACGGCTGGATCGTCATCGCCAACAAAGCCCACCGCTGCAACCACCAAGACGCACTCGACCTCGACCAGGGAACAGCTCAACCACAACCCACGAACCAGACCACAAACCACAACTCCGACCCCCCCGCGGCCACACACACGCCCTAACACCCACCCGCCGCCCCCGGTAGGCCAAAACCGTCGGCGCCAAGCCCCAAGCCCAACCAGCCCCCAAAAACACCACACCCGGAGAGAAACCACATGACCACCGTCATCGGCCTCGACCTGTCACTCACCAGCACAGGCATCGCCACCCTCACCTACGACCCCACCAACGGCGACCACACCGTCGAACTCCAGGCCATCACCAGCGCCCCCGCCCCCAAGCCACGCGACGCCAAAGGCAAACTCGAACCCCAGACCCTCGGCGACCGCGAAGCCCGCCTCACACGCCTCCGCCAGGCCATCGTCGGAGCGTGCCGCGGGGCCGACCTCGTCTGCGTCGAAGGCCCGTCGTTCGGGTCCAACAACTCCGGCACCTGGGACCGCGGCGGCCTGTGGTGGCTCGTCGTCACCGGCCTCGCCCGCCTCGAGGTGCCGCACGCCGACGTCCCGCCGGCCACCGTGAAGAAGTTCGCCTGCGACAACGGCACGGCCGCGAAAGTGGCGGTTGCGGCGGGTATCACGCGGATGTGGCCCGACCAGCACCCGCACGGCGATGACCAGTTCGACGCCCTCGCCCTGGCGTCGATCGCGCTCGTGTTGTCGGTGCCGCGGGTCACGGCCGACACGGTCGGGATGCCGTTTCGTGTGCTGGAACGCCACCGTCAGGCGATCGCCAAGGTAGTGTTACCGGAGTCACCACGTAGGACACAGTTGGAGAGAAACCTGTGAATACTATTCCGCCGATTCTCGATCGGTCCATCCTCGACACCACCGCCGAGTATCCCGTGGTCTTCTCCGCGGTGTTCCAAGACTTCGGGTCCGGTGCGCCTGAGTTGCGTGTCGCCCGTGTCGATCTCGAAGACCCCGAGCAGGGTGAGGGCGGGGCGCCGGTCGCGCGGCCGTCCCGTATCGGGTGCACGACGTTCACGCTCACCCGTGCCGCGGACGACCCGGAGCAGCTGACGGTCAACGCCCACGCCGGCCGCGGTCTGGGGTTCTCCATCCTGGGGCTCGCCCACACCAAGACGATCCCGTCGTGGCCGATCACGTTGGGTGAGATCCCGCCTGACGCTGGGGGTGGGGTGTGGGCGATGATCGCCTGCCCCCGCGACGTCACGCTCGCGTTCATCGACGGCCCGGGCGGTGCCCAGTGAGCGCCGCGCAGGAGCTCTGGGGTCAGGAACTCGCCGACTCGAAGGTGCAGCACGACGTGCGGCAACTACTCCGAGGACTCGACGCGTTCGTGCGTCGGGCCAATGACCCTGATCGCGAAGGCTCGGCGTACCCGGATGAGCTGTTGCCGCGTGACCTGGTTCGCGATCTCAGTGAGAACGTCACCAAGTTGCACCAGGAGCTCGTGGACACGCGGGCCCGCCTCAACGCTGTTCGGCAGCAGCGTGACGAGGCCACGCAGCAACTCCTCGACGAACGCGCCACCGTCAGCCTGCTGCGGCGCAAACTCGCGCGCCAGACCGCGTTGCGGTACGCCTCACGGATCGGCTACTGCGACAGCGCCTTCACCCCGCCAGACGGAGGCGAGCCCCTCGCCTGCGCCCTTGACGCCGGACACCGCGCGAACCTGCACCGCGACGCGTCCCTCCGCTACGCCTGGGACGACAACGCCAAGGCCCCCGCCGCCGACTGCGGAGCAACGACGCACATGGACAGCACGGGCACTTACCACCGCTGCCACCTACCTGCTGGACACGTCGGCCCGCACCACGATCCGCTTGTCGTCCAGGGGGACCGCGAGCACGGCGCCCCCATCGTGAAGGACACGCGCTGGGGCGCCCAATGACCCGGGGCATGTTCACCCTCACCGACCGCGACGGCGTCCTCGAACCCGAAGACCTCGGCACCCTCCACCAAGCCCTGTGCCGCGCCGCCGAACCCCTCTGGACCGACCGCCCCTGGCTGATCGTCGGACCAGACGGCCGACCCGCCGCCAGCCCCACACGAAAGACACCAGCATGAGCGACACCGACACCACCCCAACCGTTCCCACCTGCGGCATGTGCCAACGCGAACGGACCCTGCAGGACGCCTACGACTACAACCCCCTGCAGGTCATCACCGGCCAACCCGTCGGCTGGTACTCCGGCGACGACGGCGAGGTCTGCCCGCAGTGCATGACCAAGACCTTGAACGGGCAACTCTGATGACCGAACCCGCCAACGACTACCTCGACAAGGCGCGCGACCAGATCCTCGAGCAACACCCCGACATGGACCTCACCCGCCCCGGTGTCGCCGTGCTCCTGTTCCCGACCGGCGAGACCTGCATCTGCGGATGCGGTGCCGTCGCAGCCGAATCCGCGATCGCACTCGACCCCGACGCGTTCGACGACATCGCGATCGTCGCCAACGCCCTCGAAGCGATCGCGATCCGCCTTCGCGCGCACCTGGGCGAAGCGAACTACCAGATCGCCGAAATCCGTAGGAGGAACCAGTGAGCGACACCACCGAAGACCAGCACCAGACCTACGACGACAACGCCTGGACTCGCGTCCGCGGCGCGATCGCCGGACTCGCCCACACCGCGCACCCCGACGTCGTCCCCACCAGCACGGTGAAAGACGCCAACACCCTCGCCTTCTGGGCCGCGAGTTACCGCCGAGTGGTCGGCCCGGGGGACGAGCAACGCCGCCTCGTCACCGAGGACATCGTCAATTACGAGCGGCTGACTCACACGCTGCAGCAACTCGCCCACGACGGCGCTGACGAGGCCCTGCGTGCCCAGTACGCCCACCGCTACGAGATCACCAAGGAGGCGCGGAAACTCCTGCGCTGGCTCGGCCAGACCGCCCGCGGATGCGCAGCACGGAATGCCCCCACGGACAGCGACCCTGACCTCGACCGCGGTCTGGTCCTCGCCAGGTACCTCGTCGAATACGGCTGGACCCCACCGGCGCCCGAGTTCACGACCGAGATTCCGGAGGACTGACCGATGGCCGAACCCACCAGCTACGACGAGGCCGTCGCGTCCCTGTTCCACGCCGGACCCGGCGGCCAGTGCGACGACTGCGGACACTTCGCCCACCGCCACCACGACGGCAACCCATCCCTCGGCGTCGCCCGCGGATGCGCGTTCCCGCGTCCCGTCGGCGAGGAATGCACCTGCGCCGGCATGTCCTGGCAGGGCCACCGCGTCAGCATCCGCGACGTCCTGAAGGCGGTGTAGCCGTGCCCAATACCGTCTGCTTCGTCTGCGGAAGGACCTACCCCACGGACGGCCATACCGTGCGGTGTCCCCGCTACCTCGAGGTCACCCCGTTGGAGAACCAGATCGTCCAGACGATCCACGCGCACGCCTTCGTGCCGCTGCACGACCGCTACCGCATCGCCCGCCAACTCATCGCCGACGGATGGCGCCCCTCATGATCAACCCGCTCTGGTCCATCGCGCTCACCGTCCTCGGCGCATTCGGCCTGTTCCTCGTGTTCCGGTTCCCGAACCACTGGATCGGCCCGGCCTGGTCGATCGTGCTGCAGGTCGTGTGGCTCGCCTACGGCGCCGCGACCGGGCAGTGGGGGTTCATCGCGTCGGCGTTCATGTACGCGGGGGCGAACGCCTACGGGCTGCACTCGCGGCGCAAGGCCCGGCGGGAGGAGGCGAGGTGATTCGCAACGCACTCGTCAACGGGGCCCGACCGATGGACGTCCCCCTCGCCTGGTCACAGGAGAAGACCTACGTTCGGAAGGTCAGCGGCCGCTGGTGGATCGCATGGGCACCGTTCAACGACACCACCTACGCCATGGCCCAGATCGCCGGGATCGTCGATCAGAGCTGGTGGGTGTGGTTCGACTTCGACAACCATGCCGACGCCCTCGAGTTCGCAACCGGCCTCCACAGGAGCACGCCGTGAACGACACCATCCCGGTGCTGCCGCGCCCGGCCGACTGGCCGCACACCCGAGGCGCCCCATGGCTCCGCGTCCGCCACGACGGCCTCATCGAACTGTGCGACGTCACACCCGAGTTCGCGATCTCGCCCGCAGTGATCGGCGAGCTCCAGGAGACCGGCAACCTCACCATCTCCGACGACCACCTCACCTACCGCTTCGCGATGGCCAACGGCGACTGGACATACCGCGTGGTCGGCATCGTCGCCGGCACCCGCGACCTCGTCCTACGCATGCCCGACTAACCACCCACCCCCGAACGGAGAACACCATGGACCGCCCCAAGCCCCGCACCACCCGCACCACCACCCTGCGAAGCCTCGACTCGCTCACCCTCGGCGACCTCCGCGGCTTCCTCGCCACCTGCGCCGACGAGGGCTGGTCCGACGACGCCCAGGTAGGCATCTCGCGCACGGTGGGGGACCGGCCCGGGGAACGCACCACCTACCAGCTCAGCGTCACGGAGACACGATGACCCACCCCGGCCCCCGCAACCACACCGAGAAGCCGTCGACACCACCCACCGGGCCGTCAGGTGTCTCACACCAGCCAGCCGACAGCTCGCCAACCACCCCGATCAACCTCACGGACGAGGTCGTCCGCATGACGGCGATCGTCGAGCAGAACCTGCGCGTCCTACTCGACACGTTCGGCATCACGTACACCGAATCGCCGCCCGCACCCGCCCCGGCACCGCACCACCTCGACGCGATGCGCGAGGCGTACGACGAGGGATTCGCCGAGGGCGCCCGTGCCGACGCCGTGCCACACAATCCGTACGCGCAGCTGCTCGTCGACCGCCGAGAGTTCATCCGCGAGGCCGTGAATGAGTCCCTCGGCTACACGATCGACGAGGACGGCGTCGACGTGCTCGGCGACGAAAACACCGAATGGTTCGACGCTGTGCTCGACGCACACGACGAATGGCTCGCACTGCAGACAGGGGAGAAGCGGTGATCCGCCGGGCCCGCGGCCGCCACCGCACCGGCACACCGGTCGCCGAGCTCCGCGACTACCTCGACCACATCGCCAACGAACTCGGCTTCGAGCTACCCCGCCCGGTCGACACCCACCCCGTCCGCGGACGTCACCGCCTCGCCGACGGTGGCACTCCGGTGTCGAGGGTCGGCGGATACGTCCCGACCGGCAACGGAATCGACCTGCCCGACGGGGTGAACCGGAACGTCACCGAATGGCTCGCGCGGCTCGACGACCGCATCCTCCCGGACGGCCCCGTCGGTGTGTTCATGAACGGCCGCGTCCACATCGCCCCAGCCACATTCGACCCGCCGGCCGATAGCCCCTTCGCCCGCATGTGCCGGCAGCTCGACGACATGCAACCCACCATCCGCCAACTCACACGGAAAGCCTGACCCGCATGCTCTGGCGCGCACTCGCCCTGAGGCTCACACCGAACCTGAAACTCCGTCGCACCTCGAGGAGTTCGTGGAACGTCCTGCTCGAGTGGAAACGCCCGCACAGCACCCGACGCCTGGGCGCCTACCGCTGGGGCCGCCCACACGGCACGATGCCCCCGCCCGGTTTCTCCTGGAGACCGTGGCCGCACCTCCACCGCAGCCGCAGCCTCGAGATCAGCGCCGCCGAACTGTACTGGCCTGGGATCGGCGGCGTCTCGGTGTCCGAGTACCACCACACCAGCCTCCTGTTCGACCACCGCGGCCGCGAAGTCGCGCTGCGAGACAGCTGGCTCGCCCACACCCACCCGCAGGACAAAACCACCGAAAGGACCTTCTGATGACCCAGCAGCCCACCGTCGGCCGCATCGTCCACTACCAGTCGTACGGCACCCCGGGCGGCGAGTACCTGCCCGAACCACGCGCCGCGATCGTGACCGCCGTCGACGACTCGTACGGCACCAGCGACGCTCCGGAGACCCGCGTCAGCCTGTGCGTGGTGAACCCGACAGGCCTGTTCTTCAAGGAGAACCTGCCCTTCGCTGAGGAACCCGCACCGGGGCACTGGAACTGGCCGCCCCGCACCGACACGATCACCGTCCACACCACCGACCCCGCGGCGTCACGCGCCGCCATCGAAGACCAGCACCGCCGCAAGATGGGGAGGACCCAGCGATGACCGCACCGAAGCGCTACCGGAAGAAGCCCGTCGAGATCGAAGCCGTCCAGTGGGGCATCCACGGGGCGCCCACCAATCCCGACCCCATTGTCGACTGGATCAACGCCGGCGGCTCGAATGCGCAGTACACGTGCGAACCCATCGAGCAGATCGCAATCACAACCCTCGAAGGGGTGATGAGCGCCGTACCGGGCGACTGGATCATCCGCGGCGTCCAGGGCGAGTTCTACCCCTGCAAGCCCGACATCTTCGCAGAGACCTACGACGACCCCGAGGACGTCGACCCGCTACTCGCGGTCCGCCGCGCCGAGCAACGTCTCGTCGAAACCCGCCAGGATCTCGCCCGAGCGAACGAGACACCGAAGACGTGAGGTGCCCGGGCAGCGGCCGCCGACCTGATGGTCACGCAGCCCTACTTCGGCGACAAGTTCGGCCTCGAGGATTCTGCCCGTCGTGCGGCCGATCCCACGCGCTCACCCAGGCGGGACGGGTGTGGGCACACGGCGGACAGGCACCGCTCCTACCAGGAACAGGCCCGGATCCAAGAAAGTTGTCCACAGGCTGAGGTGTGGATGGAAATTGTCCCCATTCACGACACACCTGCTGACCTGCGTGTCTTCCACCAATGTGATTCACAGGCACCTGTTGAGGGCCTGTTAGCGGCCCCAGACCCCCAGAAATGCCGGTACCAGGCACTACACTGAGACGAGCCGGGCCCGAAGAACGGACCCGGCTCGGATGATGACTCCACCGCCCAGATCGCTCCGGACGGCCAACCATCTGAATCTTGTCTGGCGAGACATATTCGATGGTAGGCCATAACCGCTCAGCGCGTAAAAGAACGTGCTCAGCGGCACCCGGTGTGTTTTTCGGCGGTGGAGTCCTCGCCGAACCACTTCAACACCCGAGGTAACAACCCATGGCCGAAAACAACGGCATCGAACCCGCCGCAACCGGCGAATTCATCTACTACACGACCGACGACGGCAAAGTCGAGGTGCAGCTCCGCGCCGTCGACGGCACCGTCTGGCTCACCCAAGCCCAGATCGCCGACCTGTACGACACCTCCGTGCAGAACGTGCAGCAGATCATCAGCCGCATTCTCGCTGATCAAGAGGTGTCCGAGGCAACAATCAACTCAGAGTTGATAGTTCGAAACGAGGGCGGACGGCTCGTCCGGCGACCCGTCAAGCACTACAACCTCGACATGGTCCTGGCGATCGGATACCGGGTGACCACCGCCCGAGCCGTGCAGTTCCGCAAGTGGGCGACCACCGTCCTCACCGAGTACCTGATCAAGGGTTTCGCGATGAACGACGCGAAGCTCAAGGACCCCACCGGCGTCGACTACTTCGACGAGTTGCTCGCCCGGATCCGCGACATCCGCGCATCGGAGAAGCGGTTCTACCAGAAGGTTCGCGACCTCTTCAAGGAGACGTCCAGCGACTACGACTCGAAGTCGCCCGCCGCAACGACCTTCTACAAGACCATCCAGAACAAGCTGGTCTACGCGGTCACCGGCCGCACCGCAGCCGAGCTCGTGTGCGAACGGTCCGACCCGTCGAAGCCGAACATGGGACTGACGACGTGGGACGGCGCACAGGTGCGGAAGAACGACGTCGGAACCTCGAAGAACTACCTGACCGAGGACGAAGTCACGGAGCTGAACCGGCTCACCAACATGTTCCTCGACTACGCCGAGGACCGCGCCTCGCGGCACGAAGCCATGACGATGGCCCGATGGGCTGAGGTCACCGACAAGTTCCTCGACTTCAACGATCGCAGTGTCCTCCGCAACGCCGGGTCGGTGTCAGCGGCCAGCATGAAGGAGATCGTCGGCGCACGCTACGACGAGTTCGACAAGGCTCGGAAGGCCGCCGCGCTCGAGCGGTCGGAGGACGAGCACGTTGAGGAACTGGAGAGCCTCGTGCGGGAGCGCCGCAAGCAGGTTGGGAAGCGGTAACCGCTCAGGCGGCGGCGGTGCGGAGCTCTCGGGCTGCTCGTACCGCCGCGGCCCTCGCGTGGAGCGCTGACCGACTGCGGCCCTGGCGACGTTCGATCACGGCGTCGTCGGGGCCGCACAGCTCAACCAGCCACACGCTTCCGTCAACCTGCAGCGACAGGTACATGCCGACGTCAAGATCCACAATCATCCACGACCCACCTCGACCGTGCACCCACACCGCGGGCGGGATTGCGACCGTCACGGCTTGTCGTCCCATGGCTGCCCGTACGGGTCCAACGACCGGCCGGACTCGTCGACCGCGCACTCGGGCGGCCGGTGATGCTCCCTGCAGGAACGACACCAGGGGTAGCCGAATGCGAGGTAATCGCAGTCATCCTCACCGCAGCGGCAGGTGTCGGAATCCACGCTCGTATCTTGCATCACAGTTTCCCGGCCGCGCGGAGGACGTCGGCCGCGGCTTCCACTGCGTCCCAGTACTCGCGGTTGTCGTGGTGCCGGTCCGGGTGGGCGTTCGCCCGCGCCCGCCGGTACACCTGCGCCATGGTGCCCAGCGACAGCGATTCATCCATGTCGCCGGCCAGCCGCCGCAACGTCGCCTCCGCCTCGTCGACCGTGAACGACTGGGCCACCGTCGACGCCGACGGCAACTGGGCCCAGCCTGTGTACTGTTCGGCGTTCGGTGTGGTGCCGTACCGGTCGACCCGGCGTAGCGCCTCCATCGTCAAGGCGATCGCCCGAAGGTTCTCCTGCCAGGTCAAGTACTTGTCGCATGGGAACGACAGTGACCCTCGCGGCGTCTCGATGGTCAGGATCACGCCCGGGTGCTCGGGACGCGCGTTCGCCCTCGGCATTCCGTCGAGTCGGAAGTCCTGCTCACGCATCGCGATCTGCAACACCGACGGCGCCACGAACCGCCGCGGATCGGATGAGAGGTGTGAGAGCTCCCGCTCCAGCAGCTCCAGCGTCGACTTCCACGGCGCCGAGAACTGCGACCGCTCCCGGTTCACCGTCAACTTCCTGGGCCACCGCTCGATCGGCCGCAACGTCATACCGGTGGGGTAGTCACTCATGTGGTTGGTCCTCTCCTCGTTTCGTGCGGCGCGTCATCCACGCCTCGATGTCCGCGCGCGCCCAGATCGGCGCGTTCCCCGCGACCGTCCGCAGCGGTGCCGGCAGATCGGCGGGCCGCGGCTGCCCCGTCTTCCGGTTCAGGGACGCCCGGTAGTGCATGACCCGCGCCGACGCGACCGTCCACCCGGCCTCGGCCGCGACGTCGGCGAGGTCCATGACGTCCGACGCCTTCACCATCACTCCTCGCCCTCGTCTCTGGTGCGCCACACGACGAGTCGGCCAAGGAGGTACACGGCGATAGCGATCGGCCAGAAGAGAGCGACCACGGCACCACCGAAACCGGCCATAAACCGGGACAGGGCGAGGTCGAACGAGTCGCCGGACCGGTACCAGCGGAAGATGATCGGCATTGCGAACCACCACACGATCGGCATGCCCGCGAACCACACGATGCGGAGCAACTCCAGCGCGGTCACCACTCCACCGCCCGCCCCCACCGCATGCTGTGCAGCGCATTGCGGTACGTGTAGTCGAGGGCGTCGTCGAGCTGCTCCTTCGTCGCCCCGTCCGCGACCGCCGCGTTCCACACAGCCTGCAGCTCCGTCGGCGCGGTGCCCTGCTCCAACAACTCCCGCGCCTGATCAGGCGTCGCCACCTGGGCGGACAGCCACGCAACAGTGGCCGTCCTACCCAGCTGGTCGAGCACCGAAATGCGGGACGTCAGCGTGCTCACTCCGCCTCCGGCGCGGGCTCTTCGGTCTCGGTCGGCTCCTCGGTGTCCGGCTCCTCGGTTTCCGGCGTCCAGGTCGGCGCCTCGTAGGAGTAGTCGGGCCCCGTCCGAGGAAGGTCGCCCATGTTCACCGGGTCAGTGTTGGCGCCACCACCGATCGAGGAGCCGTCCGTCGACACGATCGGCGGCGGACACGGCGCCGTCCCACCGTTGCCGAGCTGGATCACGCACGGCGCCGGCACCCGGGCCGGTGCCGGGGTGGGGTTGGCCATGGCGACGGCGACCGGGGCGGCCAGGACGGCGAGCGCGGCCAGGGCGGTACTCAGTTTGCGAATCATGCTGTTCTCCTTGGATGTTGGTGGTCTGGGTTGACCGCCCACACCCCCCGGCACAACTCCGGGGGCGGGGCGCACGACCCAGCGTCACCACAGATCGCCGTGCTGGTTCCAGCGCTCGTTCTGTTCGTCGGCACGGTCGGCGAGGTCACGCTCGCGCTGTTCCTGCGCCTGCCGGTACATGCGGCGTCCGGCCGGCACGGCGACCGCCAACACCACCACCGTCGCGAGGACGAACGACACGATCGCGACGGCGGGGTCGACGTCGGCGAGCACCGCGGACAGCAGGGCGAACACACCGACCCCCAGCGCGGCGAGCGCGGCAGTCGGGTTGGAACGGGCGGCATCACGCACTTCTCGAATCATGGTGGCGAGCATCATGACTCGGCCCAGACGTCCGCGACGGTCAGATGGGCGCGAACGGTGACCACCGCGGCCTCCTGCGCCTCCTCGCGGCTATCGAACGTCGACGACCACCGGAACGCCGCGATGGGCGCGTACAGGGTGGTGCGCACGGTGGCGACCCACCACAGGACCGCCCCACCGGGCTCCTCGACGGCCAGGACGGTGACGGCGAAGTACTCGGCCACGAGGGTCGTTGCACCCCAGGGGGTGGTGTACCACTCGACCTCGGAGGCGCACCACGGGGCGTGCCCGGGGCGCTGAGCCCCGCAGTCACACGCCGCCGTGTCCTGCGCCACGAGGGCCGTCACCGGCCCGCCTGGTCGATCAGGCGGTCGGCGCGGTCTTCCAACGCCCACAGCTCATCCCGCAGCTGGTCGCGGGCGGCGCCGTCGGGCATGGCTTCCCAGTCGTCCCAGCCGGTCGCGATCTGCGCTTCGAGGTCGGTCAACTCGCTGGGCGGGTTCAGTAGCTTCATGTCGGTCTCTCCGTCGGTGTTGTGGTGACGTGAACAAAAGTAGCTCGAACATAGGTCACAGTTCAATAGGAACCTGGCACAATCACCCATACTGGGAAGACATCACCACGCAGGAGGGACAGCC